ATTCGCAATGGTCCAGTAAACTTATACTATGATAGTTCCAAGAAATTTGAAACCACATCTGATGGTGTAAAGATTACTGGTGGTATTCAAGATGCTGATGGTCATGTAGGTGCTGCTGGATCGCTTTTAAGTTCTACTGGTAGTGCTTTAGATTGGGTAAGTCCTCAAAGTGGTGCTCAGGGAACTATAGGATCCACTGGTTCTAATGGTTCTACAGGTGCTCAAGGTACTACAGGAACAGCGGCAGGTGGAGCAACTGGCGTTGACTATAACGACAACGTAAAGGTTCGTTTTGGAACTGGTAATGATTTAGAGATTTACCATGATGGAGCAAATAGTTACATAAGTGATCAGGGAACAGGAGATTTAAGACTTTCCGGAAATGTTGTTAAATTTAACAACCAGAATAATACTGCCACCATGGTCAAGGCAACTGAAGGTGGTGCAGTAGAACTTAATTATGACAACTCCAAGAAACTTGAAACCACTTCTGCTGGTGTTGATATTACTGGTGATTTAACTCTTACAGATACTGATGCTGGAAGTTCTGCTGGTCCGGAACTAAAACTATTCAGAAATAGTGCATCACCAGCAGACGCAGATTATCTGGGACAGATTAAGTTTGCTGGAGAAAGTGATACTGGTGTAGAGAGAAACTATGCCAAGATCACTGGTAAGATTAGTGATGCAAGTAATGGCACTGAAGATGGTATTATTGAGTTTGCTCATATTAAGGCGGGTTCTCAAAACATCAGTGGAAGATGGAATAGCACAGAACTCCAACTTCTCAACGGTACTCATCTAAGTCTGGGTGATAGTCAAGAACTAAGACTTGGTGCAAGTGATGATCTCAAGATTTATCATGATGGGACTAATTCAGCAATTCAGAATGCAACAGGTTATCTCTATTTGTATGGTGGATCAAATAATATCTACCTTAGAGCTAAAAATGATGAAGATGGAGTTATCGTAAAACCAAACGGTGCGATAGAACTTTACTACGATAACTCCAAGAAATTTGAAACTGTCACTGGTGGTATCTCAGTAACTGGTGACATTACTTGTACACAACATATAGATCTGGGAGATAGTCAAGAAATCAGACTTGGTGCAAGTGATGATCTAAAACTTTATCATGATGGAACCAACTCTTACATTAAAGACGCTGGAACAGGACAACTAGTCATTGACGGCAATGCTGTAATCCTTCAGTACAATGCAGCCTCAAAACTTACAACCACCAGTTCTGGTGTCACAGTAACCGGTACAGCCAACGCTACTGGTATTGATGTAACAGGTCATGTTGAGAATGATAGTTTAAATGTTGCTGGTATCGCAACGGCTCAGTATATATCCGTTGATGGTACTTTATTCCTTGATGGTGGTACTTCTGTTTCCAGTATGGTGAGTAAAAGCACCAATGGTAGTCTTCGAATTAAAGTTCTTAATCAAGGTGGTGGAAATAGTGCAGAACTTATTCAACTTAGAGGAACAGGTAATTTAATCAGTGCAAACTTTAAACCAGACTCTGGTGTTCAGTTATATGGTAGAACTGGATCCAACTCTGCTGAGATTAAATTAGAAACTAATAGCACTGGTGTAAAAGTAACTAGTGGACTTCAGGATAAAGATGGTGATCTTGGAACTTCTGGTCAGGTCTTAAGTTCTACTGGATCTCAAGTTAACTGGGTTGATGCAGATTCAGGACCTCAGGGAACTACAGGTTCCGCTGGTTCTAATGGATCTAATGGTTCCAATGGTTCTAATGGTGCTCAGGGAACTACAGGTTCCGCTGGTTCTAATGGATCTAATGGTTCCAATGGTTCTAATGGTGCTCAGGGAACTACAGGTTCCGCTGGATCCAATGGTTCCAATGGATCTAATGGTTCTAATGGTGCTCAGGGAACTACAGGTTCCGCTGGATCTAATGGTTCCAATGGATCTACAGGTTCTACAGGTGCTCAGGGAACTACAGGTTCCACAGGTGCAACTGGATCTGTATCGGTATCCAATAACTCAAACAATAGAGTTATAACTGCAACTGGTGGAGCAACTGCAAACGCAGAATCTGAATTGACATTTGATGGAACTGTATTAGAGACACCTGCACTTGAATTTAGAGGTGTAGGTGGCAACTCCAGTGTTTCTGCTAGGAGTTATGCAATTTACCAAGAGTCTGGGGCATGGTCAAGCCCTTATCCAGATTTGGTTATTGCATACCATACTGGTATTAAGATTGGTGGACATAAAAATTATAATGGCACAAGATTTTATAATGATTCACCTGGAACCGGAACACAAATATTCTCTGTTGGAAATGGGGATGATAACGTTAGAGTCCTTAATAATTTGATTGTTTCTGGAACAGTTACAGCAAACTCTGACATAACACTCAAGAAAAATATTACTACTATTGATAATGCCCTTGATAAAGTTTGCAATCTACGTGGTGTTGAGTTTGATTATATTGCAAATGATGAGCATAATATCGGTGTTATTGCACAAGAAGTTGAAAAAGTTTTACCTGATATTATTCACACTGATGCAAAAACTGATCTTAAAACTGTTGCTTATAGTAACTTGACTGCTGTTCTTATTGAAGCAGTTAAGGAACTCAAGAAAGAAAATGATGCACTAAGTGCTCGCATTCAATCACTTGAGGACATGTGATTTACATTATAAATATATATTATAAAGAATAAGCGTCCAAGTTCTATTCCGTAGTACAATAATCATGGCGAGAAAGGTTTTTCCTAGTAATCCAAATACTAACGATGTTTTTACCTCAGGTAGAGGTAAAAAATTCCTGTGGAATGGTAAAGTTTGGAAACGAACTCAGGACACTAATGTAGAGTCTATGACTCTAGACTCTAGTGCTGATGAGAAACTTGCACTGCATGGAAGTGATAATCCGACGATACGCTTTAGAGAAGGATCTAACGATAAGGGTAATCTCCATTGGAAGGCATCCACTGGAGAGATGAGACTGGTTAATGAAGAATCATCTCAAGAACTTAGACTCGGATCCAGTGGCGTAACAGTAACAGGTGACTTAGATGTTACTGGAAACCTTGAAGTTACTGGAACCACAACCTTTAATGGTGGAACATTAACTCTTGGTGATTCTGCTACGGATAATGTTGTATTCGGCGCGGACGTTAACTCTAGCATTACTCCTAATACTGATGATACTTATGATTTGGGTTCATCATCTAAAGAATGGCGCAATCTCTATATTGATGGGACTGCAAATATTGATACATTAAATGCTGATTCTTCTACTTTAACCACTGTTGATATTAATGGTGGTAGTATTGATGGTGCTAGGATTGGTTCTAACTCTGCTTCTTCTGGTGCATTTACAACTTTATCTGCAAGTAGTGCAGCAACTTTTAATGGTAACGTTGATCTAGGTAACGCAACTAGCGACACCATCACCGCTACAGGACGTTTTGATAGTGATCTAGTTCCTAGTACAGACAGTGCTAATGCTCTGGGTACTACTGCTCTACGATGGTCTAATCTTTTTATTGATGCTGCTACAGTTACTGACGATGTTTCTATTGGTGGCAACCTGGAAGTCATCGGTAATGCTAATATCACTGGAACTCTAACATATGAAGATGTAACTAATATTGATTCTGTTGGTATTGTCACTGCTCGCTCTGGTCTTGTTGTAAGTTCTGGTGGTGCTAACATTACTGGTGGTATCACGGGTGCTCTGACCGGTAATGTAACTGGTAACGCTGATACTGCAACAACCTTAGAAACTTCCAGAACTCTTTCCATCTCTGGTGCTGGTACTGGAAGTGCATCATTTAATGGTGGTGCAAATGCAGACATAGCGTTAACCCTTGCAGATAGTGGTGTTACTGCCGGAACTTATGGTTCTAGTTCTGCTATTCCCGCTATTACTGTTGATGCAAAAGGTTTAGTCACTTCTGCAAGTACGACTGCTATTGATAGTACGTCCATTAGTAATGGAGGTGAATCAGTTTCAGTTTCAAGTGGTGGTCAAATCACATCTAGTGCAAACCACGACTTCTCATCGGGCATTGATGTTGCTGGAAACATAACTCTTGGTGATAATGATGAAATTCGATTTGGTGATGATAATGATGCCAAAATCAACGTTGATGGCAGTCAGAACTTCGTTATGCAAGGTAATGGAACCACATATTTAAGAGGTTCTACTGTTATTATTGGTGCCAATGGTGGTTCTGGTGGATTTGAGACTGCAATTAGAGTTACTGAGGTTAGTTCTACTACATCTCAAGTAGAACTTTATTATGATAATTCTTTAGTTCTTGAAACTGTTAGTACTGGTGTTGATCTAACAGGTAATCTTACAGTTAGTGGCACTGTTGACGGTCGTGACATTGCTACCGATGGTTCAAAACTAGATGGTATTGAAGCATCAGCAGATGTAACTGACGCAACAAACGTCAATGCAGCCGGTGCTGTGATGAACAGTGATACTAGTACTGGATCTATGAGTTTTGTTGTTGATGAAGATAATATGTCTTCCAACTCAGCAACAAAAGTTCCAACCCAACAATCGGTCAAAAATTATGTTGATACTGAAGTTGCTGGTGTTATTGACTCTGCACCTGGAGCACTTAATACACTAAATGAGTTAGCAGCAGCTCTTGGTGATGATGCAAGTTTCTCCACAACAGTAACTAATAGTATTGCTACTAAGTTACCAAAATCTGGTGGTCAGATGACAGGGAACATAACGTTCTCTGGGTCACAAACTGTTGATGGAAGAGATTTATCTTCTGATGGTTCAAAACTAGATGGTATTGAGTCAGGTGCAACTGCAGATCAAACTGCTGCTGAGATTCGTTCATTAGTTGAGTCTGCATCTGATTCCAATGTATTCACAGATGCTGATCATAGCAAACTAAATGGTATTGCTGCAAGTGCTACTAACGTCACCAACAACAACCAAATTACTAACGGTGCTGGTTATATCACTGGGTTCGATATAACTACGCAGACAGATAGTAAGTACCTAAGGTCTAATACTGCTGACACTGCCTCTGGTGACATCACCTTCTCTGGTGGTGCCGGTGCAGTGAGTATCGCCGCCGGTAGCGACATACGTTTTACCTCTGGTAACTGGACTGGAGATTATGCAGGCAAGATCCAGTATCACTCCAACCACATGTACATCCAGTACAACAGCAACGTTTACTTTCGGAACTCTGGTGGTTCCAATGTTGCTAATATTGACAATTCAGGCAACCTGGGCGTCTCTGGTCAAGTCACTGCAAGTTCTGATGTAAGACTTAAGAAAAATATTACCACAATTGATAATGCTCTTGATAAAGTTCTCAACTTACGTGGTGTAGAGTTTGATTATAAAGAGAATGATGTACATTCTATTGGTGTCATCGCACAAGAGGTTGAGGAAGTCTTGCCAGACCTGGTTCATACCGATGAAGAAGATAATTTTAAATCAGTTGCTTATGGTAACTTGACTGCTGTTCTTATTGAAGCAGTTAAGGAACTAACTGCTGAAGTTAACACACTTAAAGCAGAACTAAATACAATTAAAGGAGAATAATTAACAATGGCACTATTAAGAGACTATGAGGTACCAAATACTGGGTTGACCGTTACTGGTGCTTATCATGTCATTTCTTCAATTAAATTAAATAAAAGAACTACAGAAGTTCCCGATCCTATTGGACATCCAGTATCAGAAAGAGATTCAAGTAACGCAATTCATTGGGAAGCGGGATACGTCGCAGTAGTTACTGTTGATGTATATGCAACAGAAGCAGCAAGAACTGGTGGTAAGGTTGCTGTAGGAAAAATTGGACCTGTTACAGAATACACATTTATGTTTGACACCACAGCAAGTGATGGTATAATGGAACAAGCATATGCATATTTGAAGACGACTACGTACTATTCAACAGCGTCTGACGCATAAGCATAAATATAACGAATTGATTTTTATTAAAACCAATGACTGTAGACATGACCGAGCAGCAGGTTCATCTATCTAACCTCCTGCAACAAAGACGAGAAGTTAGTGCAAAGATTGAGTCTCTACAGAAGGATGTTACTTCTGCAAGAGAATACTATTTCCGAGTACAAGGAGCGATTGAATATCTCCAGCAAACAGGTACTGTTCTACCTGAACCAGAACCAGTGGAAGAAGAACCTGCGGTAGAACCAGAAGTAGTTGAGTGATTCCTTTATAATTAATTTTTCATATCATGCCAGTAGATGTAAATAATTTCGCAAAGATTGCGATTGAAGGTGGTGGTAGTGTGCATCCTTTAGTCATCCCCTCAAGTCACTTGAAGGGTCCTTCACTAACAAACCCTTGTGTGTATAATGATAATGGGAAGATTTTAGTTAATCTTCGCAATATTAACTATACATTGTATCATGCGGAAAAGAAAAAATACGAGCACCATTGGGGTCCGTTAGTATACATTCACCCTGAGAATGACATGCATCTCAGGACTTGGAATGTCATGTGTGAAATGGATTCTCAGATGAGAATCAAATCATATAATCATGTTGATACTTCTAAGTTTCCTGACAAGCAACTTTGGGACTTCGTTGGTCTTGAAGATTGTCGGATCGTTAGATGGGACGGTAAACTTTATATGACTGGAGTCCGTAGAGATTTGGATCCTACTGGAAGAGGTAGGATGGAGTTATCTGAAGTTGAATTTGTTGATGGAAAGGTTGTTGAAGTAGCACAGTATCGCATCCCCACTCCCGGAAGTCATGTTGACGAGGGTTCATACTGTGAAAAGAATTGGATGCCAATTCTGGATATGCCATATCATTTCATTAAGTGGACTAATGGAACTGAGGTCGTTCGTTTTGACCTGGAAACGAAACAAACCGAGAAAGTAGTTTTGACTGATTTTGTGGATCATGGTACAATGGATCTTCGGGGTGGATCACAAGTTATTCCTTTTGGAAATGATGGACATAGATTCTGCCTCACTCATGAAACTCATTTAAAATGGAGTGATGCCGGTAGGAAGGATGCGACTTACAGGCACCGATTTATCGTTTGGGATAAAGATTGGAACATTGTAAAGATCAGCAGATTATTCTCATTTTTTAATGCTGAGATTGAATTTGCTGTCGGTATGTGTGAGAGTGGCAATGATTATTTGATTACCACTGGATTCCAAGACAATGCTGCATATCTCTTGAAAGTTTCTAAGGACTTCGTTCGTGATTTTATTTTTGAATGAAAGTAGCGGTATGTATTTCTGGGGGTATTAGATATCCTCACATTGGGTTGGAAAGTATAAAAAATGTATCTTCTGATGACATCACCATCTTTATTCATACGTGGAGAGTTGGTGATACGGGAGATTTTATTTCTTCCCTTGCGGATACTCAGTATAAAGAGTTAGATAAGACTATAACTAATGATCTTAGTGTGGTTAATTGGTATCCATATACTATACTCAATCTCGAAGACTTTTCCTATAGGAAAATTGGATTTGAAAACCAAAAAAAGGCGCTAAAATTCTCCGGCCAAATTCGGGATGATATAGGTCCAATAAGTATGCATTACTCAATTCATGCTGCTAATGAATTGAAGAAGCAATATGAACGTGAAAATAGCATGAAATTTGATTGTGTTATTAGAATGCGTTTCGATAGTGACTTTGAGGGGAAAATGTTAGATGTATCTAAATGTTCTGATGGTTTATACATTCCTGAAGGTGAAGACTGGTTGGGTGGTATAAATGATCAATTTGCTTTAGGGTCTTCTGAGAGTATGGATATATACTCTAATCTTATTAACAATCTTGAATCGCTTCAAGATGGTGATTATCATCCTGAGTCTCTTTTGAGAAACTATTTGAATAAACAGAATGTAAAAGTTGAAAGATTTGATTTTTGTGTTAGAATCAATAATAAGATTGATTTTCGTCGAGTAATGTTTGGAGAGTAAATGAACATTGTTATACCCATGGCTGGGGAGGGCACAAGATTCCCCAGAGACAAATATCAGGTCCCTAAACCTCTAATTGAGATTGAAGGGAAACCTATGGTTCAGCATATGGTTGAATCGATGGATCTTGATGGTAGGTATCATTTTGTTATTCGTCAAGATTCATTTTACTTTCAAATATATGAACTATTAAAAAGTATTACTCCCGACTGTAAAATTGTAACGGTTGAGGAAACTACCGGTGGTCCTGCTTGCACATCTCTTTTATTTGAACGAGATATCTCAAACGATCAGGAGTTGGTCATTGCAAATTGTGATCAAATAATGTGGTGGGATTCTGGACTTTTCTTGCAAACTGCTAGATATTATAAGTATGACGGTGTTTTTGTGACTTACACGTCCGATACGCCAAAAAATAGTTATTGCAAAATTAATAAAAATGGTCTAGTATATGAAGTGAAGGAAAAGGAAGTCATTAGCGACATTTCTTTGACTGGTATTCATTATTGGCGCAAGGGTTGTTATTTTGTTGAAAGTGCTAAAGCAATGATTGATGTAAATGATACTGCACCAAATGGTGAATTTTATGTTGCACCAACTTATAATCACATGATTAATAAGTTTGGAAAGAGAGTTGGTATTCATCATATTCCCAACTGGCAACACAATCCAGTTGGGGTTCCAGATGATCTTAGTACATATATTAAAAAACTATGAAAGTTACAAGATTATCTGATTATACTAGAGGATGGGTCATTGGGGACTTTGAACCATCTATCCTAAGAACGGCAGACTTTGAAGTTGCTGTGCTTAATCACGTAAAAGGTGAAAAGTGGCCTTCACATTATCATAAAGAAGCAGTAGAATATAATGTCTTGGTTTCTGGTAAAATGATAATGCATGATCAAGAACTCAATGCTGGTGATGTATTTGTCCTAGATAAATACGAAGTGGCAAATCCAATCTTTTTAGAAGATTGCACAGTTGTTTGTATAAAAACACCCTCCATACCATCGGACAAATTTGAGGTTACAAAATGAAATTTTTTAGAGAACTTACTGATTTAGAACAAAATCGTTGCGTAGTTGCTACATTTTATATTGAAACATATGAAAGTGTTGGTAATCTTCGTGATGCTGCTTGGGCACTTGCAATTGGGCAAAGTGTAGGTAATCCGAAAGTCCGTAATCGTTGGGAAAGTGATGAACTTTTCGAACTCGCATCTTGTGTCATTTATGATGATGAGGATAAACTAACTAACATGACTTCTGGTGAAGTTAAAATTGGTTTCCCTAAAGTGAACACTGACTGGGAAGGTGATGGAATTTCTCACCTGATGTGTCAGTTGATGGGTGGACAACTCGATATTGATGTATTCAAAACTTGCCGACTTAGGAAACTTGACTTTCCTGCAGATGTGGAATCACATTTCCTAGGACCCAAGAATGGTATCGATGGTATTCGTAAATTTGTTGATCGTCATGATAAACCACTCTCTGGTGCTATTGTAAAACCAAAGACTGGTATCTCTCCTGAAACTCTTTCAGAGATGGTAAAAGAACTACTTGATGGTGGTGTAGATTTTATCAAAGAGGATGAGATTCTATCAAATCCATCTTTCTGCCGTCTTGAGGATCGTGTAGAACTCATTTCTAACATTGTTAATAATTGTGGTCGAGGCGTCATTTACTGTTTCTGTATAAATGGTGATCACCACACTATCCTTGATCGTGCAAAGTTTGTTGCAGATAATGGTGGCAATGGTATTCATATTAATTTCTGGAGTGGACTTGGCGTCTATAACTCTGTAAGAAAGATGGATTTGCCACTATTTGTTCACTATCAGAAGAGTGGAGACAAGATTCTGACTGATAAGCGTCATAACTTTGGTATTGATTGGAGCGTTCTTTGTGATCTTGCAGGTCTATGTGGTGTTGACACTATCCATGCTGGTATGTGGGGTGGATACTTGAGTGATGATGAGGTAGAACTGAAAACTGTGATGGATACTTTACATCGAAGAAATGTTTTACCCGCACTCAGTTGTGGTATGCATCCAGGAATTGTTAACACCACTGCTGAAAAATTTGGAACTGACTTCCTGGCAAACTGTGGTGGAGCAGTTCATGGACACCCTGGTGGCACTCTCTCTGGTGCATTAGCAATGCGTCAGGCCATTGATAAGACTCCTGGGGCAGAATTCCGTGCTGCCATTGATAAGTGGGGATATGAGACTGGTGGAGGATCTCTCCCAGAGTGGGTTTTAGAGTTCTGATATGATTATTATTGCCCATCGTGGAAATATAGACGGAATAAATCCTGAAAGGGAGAATAGTCCAGACTATATTGACGAAGCGTTGGAAATGGGTTATGATGTAGAGATTGATATAAGATCAAAAAATAAAAGACTTTATCTTGGTCATGATAAGGCACAATACCCAGTAAATCTTGGATGGTTGTATAAAAATAGAGAAAGACTTTGGATTCACTGCAAAGATCGTGAATCTTTAGAGTTTTGCTCTTCTACAGTTATGAATTTGCATTATTTCTGGCATGATCGTGACAGTTATACACTAACAAGTAAAGCAATTGGTTGGGTTTTGATTGGACATTATTCATATCCAAATTCAATCATCGTATTACCAGAGTCCATTTCTTTATACAATAAATATGAGGGTAAATACGATAGGATTCTTGAGTCTCTGGGAATCTGTACAGATAAATGTAATTATTATCGGAAAGAATTAAATGAAGTGGTCTGAAGATTTAGTAAAAGATATTAGAACTGGAACGCCTTTTGATGATTCTGATGGTGGGGTTCCACATCCGAGAGGATATGGTCATACTTTTGATGCAAACGGTACAGCAGTTTATCCTAAAGAAGTTACTGACTGTAATCGTCTTGCTCTGATGCAGAACTTTATGACTATTCGTGATAACTGCAATGCCATTCTTGAAATTGGAATTGGGCGAAACTTGCAAGAGTCATTTTGTTATGTTTTCTTCAATAGTAAGAAACCAGAGTGTAAGTATGTTGGACTTGATATTGAAGATCGCTCATTTTTGAATGGTGAAGCACCTAATGTTCATACCTTTATGGACGATAGTTCAAACTATGATGATAATCTTGAAAGATTTAAGAGTCTAGGAATCAAAAAATTTGATTTCATTTTTATTGATGGTTGGCATAGTATCAATCAAGTTTTGAGAGATTGGGAATATAGTAATCTTCTGTCTGATCATGGCATCATTGGATTCCATGACACCTCTTGTCATCCTGGACCACATAATTTTATTAATAACCTAGATACTGACAAATGGGAAGTTGTTCCAAACTGCTGCCCAGATGATTGGGGTATTGGATTTGTTCGCAAAAAGTGAGTTATGAATGTATCGTTGATTTGTGCTTGTAAGAATCGTTACGATGCCTTACGAGTGTCTTTGAGTTCGTGGTTGGCATTTGATGAAATTAAGGAGATTATTATTGTTGATTGGAGTTCTGATAACTCAATCACTGATCTCCTAAATCTTGATGGTCGAATTAAAATCATTGAAGTACCTAATCAAAAATACTTTAATCAACCACAACCGTTGAATTTAGCACTCAGTCAAGCAACTGGGGATTATATTTTGAAGGTTGATTCTGATTATATTATTAATCCATATTACAACTTCTTTGATAAGTATACTCCTGGAGATGGTGAATTCCTTTCAGGAAAATCGAGTTATGATCCTCCAGAGGTTTTTGATGAATCAATAGGTGCATATGTTTGCAACTTTGGTGATATGGTAGTCGAAGAGATACGTGATTACTGTAATAATTACAGTCCTTGGTTCATGTATCTTACTGGTCTTTTGATGCTCAAACGAAAAGACATGATTGCCGTTGGTGGATATAATGAAAATCTTGGAAAATATTATTCTTATGAAGATGATGAGATCTTCCGTAGATTAAGTCTTTATGGTTTAAAGCAGAATAAAATTTTCTGTGACCACTATTTGACACATCTTCCCCACCAAGATATCAAAAGAATTGAAAATTTTGAGGGATATGATTCAGTAGATAGGCAAAACTGCATCAATAATATGAGGTCTTCATATTCTACTGAGGGTGAAACAATCGCTCAGGCAGAGTATGCAATGGCATCATTCCATACCTCAAGAAATAAAGAGTTTACTGATCAAGTTACAGAGTATAAGGTAGATAATAAAACTTTTTGGGAAGTTGAGTCCCTTGGAGACAATCACTATAAAGCAAAAATGAAATCATCATCAAAACTGGAAAACTTTCCCACTTCTTACTATATTAGTTTAGAGGAAAGTGTAGATCGTCAAGAAAGTCTCAAGAGTCAATTCTCTGAGTATGGTGTTACCAATTTGAATGGAATTATTTCCAAGCGATTTGATGAATGTGATGATAAAGTAATTGGTGAACAACTCCATATTCTTGATGGTGGAACCATTGGATGTAATGTTTCTCACTTGAAGGCAATTAAACATTGGTATGAAAATACGAGTGAAGACTATGGATTCTTCTGTGAAGATGATTTATCACTGGAACCAGTTCAATATTGGAACTTTACTTGGAGTGATTTTGTAAATAATCTTCCATCAGACTGGGGATGTGTACAACTTTGCTCTATTCGATCAACTCAAATTGACGTAAAAATGCGAGAAAGATCAATGTATGATTGGTCTGTGACTGCATACATTATTACTCGTGATTATGCTAAGAAAATTATTGATCGTTATATCCGTGAAGATAGTTTTGATTTGACTATTCCTGGCACGATCTTTTATCCTATGCCAGAAACTGTTCTTTTCTATGATATTGGAAAGGTATATGCAGTTGATCTATTTGTTGAAGATCAAGAATTTAATTCTACATTTACTGAAACTGCTGGAATTGAAGGTGGTAGAAAAGATCATCATGTTGAAAGTTATGAACATGTTATAAATTGGTGGAAAAGTAATTCACAAACCACTGCATATCAACTTTTGGGAATTCGTGATCCAGAGGAACAATTTACTGGAACTACTGATCTTGAAAAGATATTAGTGACATACTCCATGGATACGGAGAATGCAAAGAATAACTTTGATATGGGTGTTTGGTATGAAAATGATGGTCACACTGCACCAGCACTTTCATATTATCTCAGAGCAGCAGAAAGATCTGAAGATATCGATCTTACATATGAATCATTGATTCGTGGTTCTTATTGCTATGAGAAGCAGGGGACTCGTGATGGAAGTTCTAAATCAATGCTACAACAAGCATTGATGGTTCATCCACATAGACCAGAAGCATATTTTCTTTTAGCAAGATTTGCTGAAAAGCGTGAATGGTGGCAAGATGCGTACATTTATGCATGTCAAGGATTAGAATATGTTGATCATGAATATCGTGATCTGTATACTGATGTTGATTATTCTGGTTCATATGCACTATACTTTATTAAGTCACTATCTGGATGGCGTTGGGGTAAAGTTGATGAGGCAAGATCAATTTTAGTTGATCTGAAGCATAATTATGATCTCAATGATCACTACAGACGTATTGTTGAAAATAATATTTCAGCATTTGGAGTTAAAGATGAACAGTATTATATCAAAAACTTCCTTGAGCAACGACGTGTTGAACAGGAAGAGCGATATGGAAAAGTCGCTGAGGTAACCGAAAAAAAGATTGATGTCGTACTTCAAGGGAAGTACGACTCAACAACAAGAGAAGTAATTAAATCTTACTTGCAGTTGCCATTTATTAATAATATCATTGTTTCTTGTTGGAAAACTGATGAGGAAGTTGAGATGGGTGATAGGATCAAAGTTGTTCGCAATGATGATCCAGAGACATGGGGGACTGACAATAGAAATCTTCAAATCGTTTCATCACGTAATGGTTTAAATCGTGTTACTACCGATGTCGCTGTTAAGATGAGGAGCGACCAGATCTATACTCAAGAAAGTATGGAACGTATGATGAAGTTCTATTTTGATAACTGTGAACATGACAAGCAACTATTTGTTGCTGGAATGTATCCAAATTTACTGTTCCATCCCAGAGATCATGTATTCTGGGGTAAAACTAATTCACTAAAAAATCTATTTGGTACTCCACTTGAGATTGATGGATTTGGTGATAAGAGTAAGTTACCAAAGTCAGAATTATGGAAATATTATAAGTATTTTATTCGTACCGAGACATATATTGGTGGACACTACTGTTCCAGAATTGATCCTAGAGTAAAGAGACTCTTTGATGAACCACAAAAGTACCTCTATGATGAAGCGCCAGAGTGGAACTACGCTAAAGAACTGAGTGACGAGGTTGGTCGTAGAGTATTCAAATCATTCCCTAAGAGTGGAATTGATCTAGAGTGGCCCAAGAAGCAACTTGCTTCATATCCATACGATGATCAGGAGCAAGGATACTTTGAGCAATGGTATGAGAATGGGTGTTGACAAACTTTGAAAGATGACTTATAGTATGAGAGTCGTTGAGATTCTTTGTTACTTCGAGACTCCGATACTACTCTTCTTTGGCTGGTGGGAGAGTAGTGGGTGAAAAGGTTAGAGAGTGGTGCCTCTAACCTTTACCATCCATTCTACTATATAAACTATACAATTTTATTATGACTTCAAAAGAGAAACTTTTGTTTTGTGTGTCGTTTATATGGTTTATGCACTGGGGGACATGTCTGTCATCTATCATTCTGGAATCGGTTATTCTGAAAAACTCTGTGAGGATGCTTCCTCTTGGTTTGTAAATAGATTTTATCCACGCCATAATCTGGACATTGATATAGTTCACAGTGGATTAGAAGAGGAACAAGTAGAAGGTTTTTGTGACGTGGAAGGTGAATATAACCGTCCACGTTCTTTTGTTATTGATATTAAATCAAACATGAAAGACGAATTGTATCTAAAAGTTCTATTTCATGAACTTACTCATATGTCACAATGGATTGATGGTTCTCTTCGATACATTGATGGTAAAGTACATTACGATGGTGATGCTATAGAAAATTATGATTATGAATATCAACCTCATGAGATAGAGGCGAGTGAATCTGAGGATATGTTGTACGATTTTTATCTGGCAGAACAGGTTTAATATGCTATAATACAAGCATACACAAAGGTTACATGCTCACTCTCCGTCCCCATCAACAAGAGGCACTGACAGAGATGACTCGCCATTCTAATGGTCAACTCATTATGCCGACTGGCGCGGGAAAGACATATGTCATGGTTGCAGATGCCATGGAGCAACTTAAGTCTGGACCTAAGACTTTCGTGGTTGTTGCTCCTCGTATCCTTCTAGCAACTCAACTGTGTGAGGATTTCATGCAGTTCCTTCCTGCGACCTGGGTTCATGTCTGTCATGCACATAGTGGTAAGAATGATTACTTCAACAGCACGAAGGCAGAAAAGATTGCTTTGTTCAACAATACCGCCCGCGCAGCATCTGAATCTTGCATCATTTTTACAACTTACAATTCATTGAAACGAATCGTTGAGTCTGGTATCAAAGTGGATACCGTCTACTTCGATGAAGCACATAATAGTGTTAAGAAGTCTTTTTATCCTCCGACTAAGCAGATTGTATCTACTGCAGATCGGTCGTATCATTTTACGGCAACGCCAAAACACAGTGCGGTGTTTACTAAGGCGGGTATGAATGACTATGAGGTTTATGGGAACATCATTATGAATGTCCCTGCTCCAGAACTGATCGACAATGGATCCATCCTCCCCCCAATGATCAATCCAATTGTCATGAACATGGAACGTGACAAGGAATATGGTGCAGAAAGGGACTGTATGACTCTCTTGGATACCATTATCAACGGCGACAACATGCAGAAGGTGTTAGTGGCATCTCCCAACACCAAAGTCTTAATCCGTATGCTTGCAGAGACAGACTTCATGCCTGAGGTTCAGTCTTATGGGTATGACATTCTGTGGATTACCGCTAAGTATGGTGCATTTATCAACAACAATAAGGTAACTCGTAAAGAGTTCTTTGATACCTTGACAGCATATGGTAAGGATTCTGATAAGAAGTTCATTGTTCTTCACTACAGCATTTTGTCTGAAGGTATTAACTGCCCTGGGTTGACAGCATGTGTTATGATGAGGCAGATGGATATGATTCAAATGTGCCAGACTATTGGTCGGGTCATTCGTCTCCATCCTGAAGATGCAGAAAACATTCGTGACGGCAAGGTCGCTGCAGGTGACCTCAACAATTATGAAAAACCTTTCGGTCTCATTCATGTCCCTGTCTACTCAAATGTTGGTATCTCAACCGCACGTCGTCTACAGAACATTGTTGACACTGTATTTGTACAAGGAAAACCTATTATCTCTACTATTAAAAGATGAAAGTAAAGAAGGACTGGGAATCATATTGCACACTAGCGTATACGATTCTTAAATCAGCAGTTAAGTATTGGGGAAATCCTAGTTTTTATCGTCCTATTACAAGAGTGTTTTATATTACCGTGTTTGATTGTGGTATGCCCAATCCAACAGGACTCATCAGTGAGAATGCTCTAAATAATAAACTTGAGAAGAAGAAGACCGTCAGTGATCACTATCTTTCTCCTCAGTTTATCTGTAGAATGATCATGGACAATAGCAATCTGTATTTACAGGATTACGATAAATTCAAGGATCTATTCTGGTTGGCAACTCAAACAATTGTAGTCACACAGCAAGAGAATGATAACCTTGCGGCATTGACAGAGAATGATGGTTTGAACTATACTGTCAATGTTCCCACCGATAAGAAGTATACACATCTTGGAATCAAACTATACAAACGTCCAGATGGTACTAATAGGTGGGCAAATTCAGTTCCAGTGGATGGATACAAATTGGAGGTTCCTGAAGAACTATTAGATTATGAAAGGCAGTTTCTAGTTGATCAATTATGAGTGATGAATTTAGTTTAAGTGCACTCAACGAACGGATTGGGGAAGTAAAAAAGGAAAATGAAGAATCTACAGAGTTTACTCACAAGTTCTTAAAAGTTCTATTGCATAGGTATGACCTGAAAAAGTGTCTTCATGAAGATCATGTATTTGAAGACATTCCAAATGAAATTCTTGATACTCTACGTGGTGGAAACGTTCCATCTAAAACTGAAATTGCTAAACTTGATACCCCTACTCAGGACTTTTTCCTAAAAGATTGCGTTTTCATTTGCGGTCTTGCTGCCGCTCAATTCTATTCTGAGAATGATGATCAGTATACGGAACTTGAACATGACACTTTTGAAGAGATCATGAAGATGCCTGATATGTCTCCAGGACATCACAGTGGATGTTATATCCTTGCTGCACTTACTCTACTCTTTTCTGATATCCCAGACCAAATGATGGTTGCTGCTATCACTAATAATTTTGAGTCGAGTGATGAGCAGATTGATGCGAATATGGATTACTTTAATATGTTATGTGCTTGTCTTATTAGACGGCATATGGAGGACACTGCATACTATTTTAATGGAGGAAAATGAAGAACATTGTTTATGTAACTCCCTTGTCCTGGACTGCAAAGGATAGGTTTGATGAAATGATGGATAAGTTTCATATGTGCAAAGTTATAGAAGAGACGAAGAAGCACTATCTTCTACGCTCATTAAATAAGAAATACATGTTCCACTGTCAGAAAGATGGGAACGAACACTGGAAAATTACAGTATAATATATGTCTGATATTATTGTCACAGGTGGTGCTGGGTTCATTGGTAGCAACTTTTTACATTATCTAAAGGGAGTAACAGATCAAAAGATCATTGTTCTTGATAATTTAACATATGCTTCAGATATTGGATTTTTACCAGCAACATCACAATTTGAATTTGTCTGGTGTGACATTACAAATGAGAACCATGTAGATCACATATTCAAAAAATATAAACCAAAGAAAGTATTCCATTTTGCTGCTGAGAGTCATGTAGACAACTCCATTAAGAACTATAGACCATTTCTTGAATCTAATGTAGTTGGAACAATCAATCTACTGAATGCAAGTCTATCAATTGATATTGAGAAGTTTCATCACATTTCTACAGATGAAGTATACGGAAGTCTTGGATTGAATGATGATAATATATTCACTGAAGAGACTCCATATGACCCTAGGAACCCTTACAGCGCGAGTAAGGCAGCAGCAGACCATTATGTGAAGACATGGCACAATACCTACGGTCTTCCATATATTATTACTAATTGCAGTAATAATTATGGTAAGCATCAACATATTGAGAAACTGATTCCTAAAGTGATCTATAGGGCACTGAAGGATGAGGTAACTTACATGTATGGTGGTGGACATCAGATCCGTGATTGGTTACATGTATGGGATCATGTTAGTGCCGTATGGACTCTGGAAGAGCATGGCATTTTAAATGATAATTTCAATATTGGTGGTGACTGTGAATTATCTAATATGAATGTAACTAAGATGATATTAGATATTATGGGCAAGTCACATGACCTTGTAGGGGTCTCTGAGGGTCGTCCAGGGCAGGACTTGCGTTATGGTATGAGTTTTGCTAAACTGGAGAAACTTACTGGTTGGAGACCAAACATAGAGTTTAAAACTGGACTTGAAGAAACTGTTGATTGGTATTTGAAACAATGTTGAGTGTGTATGGTGGAAAAACTGGGTGGATAGGGTCCAAGTTTGTTAACATGTATGGTCCTGGGGTTGTACTCCAAGAACGGGGTGAGTTTAAACCTAAAACTAAAGATATCCTTTACTTTGTATCTACGACACATAATTATAATATTCATGATGATGGACATTTCTGTGATGATGTGGATCTGAATTTAAAGTATCTGTGTCAAGTTCTTGAACACTGTAAATCTGAAGATATTACCTTTAACTTTATTAGTTCTTGGTTTGTTTATGGTAAAACATCAGATATGCCAGCGACTGAAGAGTCTCCATGTAATCCAACTGGATTCTATTCTATTACTAAGAAGTGTGCCGAAGATCTGATTAAGTCATTTTGTGGAACCTTTGGAGTTAAGTATAGGATTCTTAGATTGTGTAATGTCTTGGGGGATGATCCAAGAGCATCGAAGCGAAAGAATGCAGTTTCTTGGATGATTCAACAACTTAAAGAAGATAAACCGATCAGTCTATACGACAATGGTTCTCATAAGAGAGACTTCCTCCATGTTGATGATGTATGTGAGGCAATTTGGGTGGTTACTAATAGAGGTGAACTCAATGAGTGTTACAATATTGGTTCAGGACAGGGAACAACCTGCACAGAAATCGTGTATAATGCCTTTGAGAGACTACAATCTAAATCTCATATAACTAACATTGATCCACCAAAATTCCACGATCAAGTCCAAACAAAACACTTCTGGATGGACACTAGTAAACTAAGTAAACTGGGATGGAAACCACGATTGAGTACCTTTGAAATTGTGAAAAAATTATGTCTTTGAACACTAAAGTATCCGATTTTATCAGTGGTCTTCGTGATGACGGCGAAGATCTTTTTCCATATCTTGCAAATAAAGATTGGGAATCGGGTAAACCAATTTACTATTCTGGTCCATACTGGGATGATAAAGAAGTTGCCGCGGCCATCACAACCCTACTCTCAGGTAAGTGGTTACCAGCAGGAGAAGAGGTGAATAAATTTGAGAGAGCATTTTCAAAAAGGTTTGAGTTTGATTACTCGGTCATGGTCAACTCTGGATCTTCTGCTAACCTCGTAATGGTTGCTGCTCTGAAGAAATATTTTGGTTGGCAAGATGGAGATGAAATTATTGTTTGTGCTTGTGGATTTCCCACAACAATCAATCCCATCATTCAGAATGGTTTGAAACCAGTTTTTGTAGATATTGATTATACCGATTTGAACTGGGATTTGAATCAGATTAAATCAAAAATCACTACAAGAACTAAGGCAGTATTTTCTTCACCCGTATTAGGTAATCCATATGATTTCGATGAATTTTTTAGTCTTCTTGACCGATATAACATTCATTATATTGCTGACAACTGCGATTCTCTCGGTAGTAGGTGGAAAGGAGAATTTCTAACAAAGAGGGCAGTAGCAGCATCTTGTTCATTCTACCCAGCACATCATATCTCTACTATTGAGGGTGGTATGGTATCATCTAATATTGAAGAGGTTGTACAGATTGCACGTTCATTTGCCTGGTGGGGTCGTGGATGTTTCTGTGTGGGAGCACAGAATAAACTTGCTAATGGTGTTTGTGGTAATCGATTTGATCGTTGGTTGGAAGGTTATGATCGTGATGTAGATCATAAATATGTTTTTGGTGTTCAAGGGTATAACCTAAAACCAGCGGATCTTCAGGGTTCAATTGGTCTTGTTCAACTTGAAAAACAAGATGAAATTCATCAGAAACGTCGTCATAACAAACAGAGACTTCATGAAATATTTTCAGATATTCCTGGAGTAAGAGTGATTGATGAACGTGAAGATGCTGAAACCTCTTGGTTTGGCGTTCCTATTGTATATGAAGATGGTAAGCATTCTCTTGTAAAGCATCTTGAGGATAATGGTATTCAGACAAGGAATTACTTTGCTGGAAATATCCTTATGCATCCTGCTTATCGTCATATTGACGACGCTAAGAATTATCCAAATGCTTGTAAAGTATTAGATAACGTATTTTTTGTCGGATGTTCCCCTGTCATTACCGACGAAATGATTGACTATATTGCTGAGATTGTGTTACAATACAGGAGGAATACCGTAATTCATCATCGAGTATGACCAAAAAACAACATACAAATAAATCTGGGGACACTTTTGAGTGGGAAGAAACTGATGAAGTCCGTAAAGCAGTAGAAAGACTGCACCGTGATATTCGTAAACTTGAAATTGAAAACGCCAAAAAAGGCCGCGATTATGGAGTAGGTAAATGAGACTATTAACACTTGAAGATTATCAAAAAGCAGGTGAGACATTTTGGCCAAAGTATTGGTATGTCGCTAAAGAACTTGGAGAGAATGCAAAATCAGAAGACATCCTTAAAGTTATGGAAGCAGTTGGTGGTATTGCAATGAAGTTTGCACTGGATGATAAAGAAGGGCCTTTTGGTTTTAACAAAAAGAAAGAGGATTCAAATGATTCAGACAGCAACTGATCAAGTAATCATCCCTGACGGCGCAGAACTTATTGATGAGTGCTTCTACGTCTGGGAAACTAGGTATGGATTGTATTCTACCATGACAAAACAAGGTCGTCAGATGATGACTGGTGCTACTAAAGATGGTGTCACTGTTATGACACGTTGGCATCTTAAGTGTGAGCAGGAAGGAACTCTTGATTTGTATACTAGGATTGTTGGTAGTGCTTTTGTGGATGGTAAATTGTGATTCGTTCTGTCCGTATCTGGTTATGGGGTATAGTTTCTGAGTTGGAATATAACCTCTATCCTTGGAAAACTGATTCCCCACCAGAATGGGTAGAAGATAGATATGTTCCACCACCAGATTATGAAAAAAACTTTAACGATGACTGGTTGAAATCACATGATGATAAGATCACCCGTCTTCAAGATGAAATGTGCCAGGTTCAAAAGGAAATACATAAATTGCATATTCATTACGCAACTGGTGAATAATGTATGAAGATCTAAACGAGGAGTTATCTAATGCATGATCAGAATAGCATCGTCGATGCAGAAAATAAACAAGAAAAGTGGAACCGGGGTCTTGATATTTTCATGGAATCTGTCATCAAACCAGATCCCGATTTAAGAGCGTGCGCTCATAATCAAAGATGCTACCATGAACTCATGGACATTAGGCAAGATGTCATCAATTATCTAAATACTCTCAGATGGCATTGATAATGTGATAGTAGACAAACCTTGGGGATGGTATAAAGATCTTAAGAGAACTCCAAATTTAGTCGTAAAAGAAATCTACATTAAACCATTTTCTAAATTCTCATTACAAAAACATTTCAACAGAGAAGAGTGTTGGTATGTTGTGAAAGGATATGGCAAATTAATCTTAGGTACACAGATATACACTGTTGGACCTGGGGATTCTTATACTATTCAAAAAGAAGTAATTCATCGCCTTGAGGCATATTCTGATGGACTAACTTTTATAGAGGTTCAAAGAGGTGACTGTACAGAAGTAGACATTGTACGTATCGAAGATGACTATGGAAGATCTTAACTTCCCATATATATAAATTGGAATACGAAGAATCGCTCGTTTTTCTATGACATTACCAAAAGACGGAATAAAACTTACAGATAATCAAATCTACAGCATTGAAAACGCTGTAGATGAAGCAGGAATTCAACAAATCCATCCAGATAAAATGGAAAGTTTTGCAGAATATCTGGTAGAAAAACTTAGAGAAGAATGAAGATAGAAACACAATACGCATTTGAAGTCATCAAAAGGTCCATTATTAATGATATGGATGAACCCCTTGATGAACTCGAAAGAAAGGTATATGAGTTGTTGGATACAATAGCAGATATCCAAGTTACTAAACTCATGTTCGACAACGGTAACTATGAAGAGACTTGACAAATGTCTAAGAGTCCATTAAGATGATTGAGTAGTTTATTGGTACCGATGAAGCACTCCTATATCATCGAACACTTCGTTCCATATCCTCAGTCCGAATCTGGCGGTGTCTGGTTTGTCATCGCTGAGGATAACGAAGAATGTTACGATCTTATCGTTGGCGAAGATGGTGATTTTAACACCGAGCATTATTCCGATCTTCGTAGTAAAATTATGAATGCCGTTTCGTATCCACTTGCAGGTGAACCACAGTCCAAAGTTGTACTATCGTTTTTAACTTGATCATGGAAGAGCAAAAGTTTTACAAACTCGTAGAGGAAGGTACAAACGGGTGGCATCCTCCCACTGAAGCAGATTATCGACTTACTAAAGATCAAGTAAGTGCGAGGTATAATGAACTTGTTGGGGACGGTGTTTCCCCTGATCGACTCAAAGTTGTTCGCGTTTCTTGATTATGTCACAAACTGAATTCATTCTAAAGTTGGAAAATTACTGGTGTGAGCGTATGACTCAACTGGTTGAAGAGAATCGTATCGCTGATGCGGATGCCTTGTATTCTGAGTTTGCTATTGATGGTGATGACCCAACTGAGTGGTTTTATGCCAAATATCTAAATAGTTAATCATACTAGTAGTAAAATGAAATCCCTTCGTCTTTTCTTAGAAGATGCCAGTAGAGATACTTCTCTAGAAAAACTAAAGTCCAAAAGGGCAAAGGCGGCAGACAAGACTCAAAGGACTAGGGATGAGTTTTATAAGAGTGCCGAAGAAAACAAGAAAAGGGCACAGTCGGATATTGATTCTGTCTCAAAACAAGGTGACTCTGAGCGTAAACTTAGCGATTCCAAGGCAAAGGATGAAAAGCAAAGAGTTGCGGGGGAAAGAGCAAAAGCAGCAGAATTTAGACAGAAGTTAAGTACTGCAGTGAAGACTTTGAAAGGGGAAGATGGCTAAGAACAAAGGGTCATTTCTTACAAGGCAAAGAGAGAAACTCAGAGTCCAAAGGGAAAGAAAGAGTAGGTTTGAAGAGGTACTAGACAATCTTCAAGGTAATGAAAGTTCTGATGCTTTGATGTTTCGTCTATTTGAAGCGGTACCAGAGAGTCCTAAGATACCACAACCAGGGAACTATTATTTCTTCATTTACAACGCTACTAAACCTGGAGATTACGATGAACACCCACTGATAGCATGTACTGAACTGTTTGAGTGGGGATTTAAGGGAATAAATTTCCACTGGGGAACAGTCAGGACCTATGTTTGGCAGGGTTTAGGTACCGGATTATATCAGGTTCAATCCACAGAACTTGAGATTTTGCAACAGATTCCATTTGAGAAATTTAAAACCAGATCATGAACAAGGTAGATATTAATTCTACGATTTCATACACAGCAATGTAACTCAATCTTAATCCTCTTGAATATGCACTATACTCCTAAAGTAGATGATTATGTTATCTGGCATCATAATGGTTTAGTTCATAAGGGATGGGTGTATTTTACTGATGATCAGTATATCACAATAGAGACAGGTATCAAACCAAAACCTAATTGTCAATATACAAAGAATGAGAAACACAAATACATTCACACACTCTTACTATGTCATCCACACTATTGGAAAGACTTAGAGTATGTTCATACAAGAAAGAATAAGTATGGTAAAACTTTAGAAGATATGGATACTTACAATCGGTTTGACGTGGTTTAGTTCCTTGATTAAATATAAATGAACTTAGGGTAAATTATGGAAAGAGAATTTGATAGAGAGATATATTTAAATAAAGAAAAATATGATGCCGCAGTTGAAGAAGAAACCAAACTAAAAAATGAATTGATATCTAAACGTGTAAAAGATATTAAGGATGGGATGGATTATAATGAGAGGCAGTGGCGTCATTTTAGAAACTTTCTTAGAATGGAGATACGGATTGCGATTGCAAAGAATGATGGTGTAAATGATGAAGGATTGGAACTAATGAATGGTTTAGCGGAAGAATTTTTTGATAAGTTTTTGGTTTCTGCTGGTGTAAGATTAACTCCTGGAGTTAGTGCGGAGTATCATGCCGAATCTACTTTGAGAGGAGAAGGAAAAATTTAATTATGAAAAAACTCATTATTATTACTGGTCCTCAAGGATCTGGAAATCATTTCTTCAGTAGAGTTTTTAGTACACATCCTAAAGTTGGTGGATGGAAAGAACTTCTTGACAAGTATTGGGTTCCAAGTGATGAAGAATATTTTGCAAAATATTGGGTAAATCCAGAAGAACTTACTAAAGAATTATTTGATGGATATGACTATTGGGTAGCAAATGTTAGTTGTCCATTTGTATATGATGGAGAACTTCAAATGCCAAAGATTAATGAGTTTGCCAATAAATGTCAGTATCTTGGTATTGATGTTCAGATTTGTATTATTGTGAGAGATCAAAATATCAATTGTGAGCAACAGAGACGTGTTCGCGGAGGTCCGACACTCTCAACTGCAATGGAGTATTATCATAAAGAAATCTTTGGGCATGGGTTCAAAGTTCATTTCTTAGATAATGAGGCATTCTTTTTACACAGAGAATACTATCTTAAATGGGTTAGTGAGTTGTTAGATTTTCCTATTGATTATGATAACCCAGACATCTTCAAATTTATTACAGAAGACCCAAATAAAAAGTATGTTAAATACGTTGATAACTATTGGTTAGACAAAGAGGTCTGGCAAGGAATACAAGAAATGGAGGTAAGATATGGATCATGAAATGCATGATTTATTTCCTTTGGGAATTTACAGGGGACCAGTTAGTTGTCATGAAAAGTTAAAAGAACAGTATTTTAATTCCAGACTGTCTAAAGAATATAGAGAATTAGAAAGAAAGATTCCTGTATATATGATTCAGACCAACCCCAGATGGGCAATTCTTTATGAATCTCTTCGTGAAAATTTTAATGCCTATTGTGATTATATGGGCATAAATCATGAAAGAATTATGTTTCATGTAACAAGATCTTGGTATGATCATAGAGAACCAGATAGTAATCAAACTACAGAATTGAATGATGTTCGATATGATTTGAACAATAGTGGCAAAACAGAGGAAGAACTAAAAGAGGGTTTAGGGTGGGGAAATATTAGAGAACTTCCCGTCATTCCACATCACCATCAACCATCAGACTTATCATTTGTGTATTATCTGTCCTCTAATGATACATCTGATAAGTTGTATATTGAAAATGGATATTCTAATCAAAATAATCCCGACGCCTTATTGGAAACTTCTTTCTCACACAACAAAAAAACTGGATATATTAAGGAGTGGAATAAGTATAATACACAGTATCATACATTCGATCCAATTGAAGGAAAGGTAATTATTTTTCCATCTCATTTATATCATTATGCTAGACGATTCACTATGAGAGAAGGGTATCGTGTGGCAGTTTCTGGAGATGTTACAATTACATCAAGTGAGACTAAATATGAATTTGGAATAGACATGTACAATTCTCAAGTATTGACCCACCCAAGATTTTGGAAGCAGTTATGACTAAATTTCTGTATATAATTGATTATTGGGTTCCTGGATATGTTGGTGCAATCAATTTAATTTCGGGATCGGATAGGGGGGCATATGATATAATAGCAGAAAAAAAACTTGTAGATTTTGTTGGTGAATATTATACTGATATAAAATCAGATTATGAATATGACCCAAAATATGCACCAATAATTGTTAGAAATATTTTAAAAGCACAGAGATTCCCATTAGCACCCGCTTTTATGGGATCTAAATGCTTTTTTTCTGGTATTGTTCATTTCACATCCTCTAAGATAAATGAATGAGAAGTATGATCGTGGCATTTTATTATTATCATTAGAAAATAGTAAGTTCACAAGAGATATTAGCGATGAAATAGTTGGACTTAAGGAAAGAAAATCGAATTCACATGCACCTCCAGATAAACACTCCTTTATTACTAATGATTTGAATAGATTTGACCATCATGTTTCTAAAGAACATGTTTTACATGGTCAATACAATTATTTCATGGATTTGAATAGATATTCTAAAAATGTCATAATAGTAGAATTTCCTCAAGGAACAGGAGGATCATTCTTAATAAGTTGTTTAAATTTATCTGATGATGTGGCAAAATATATTTCTAAAGATGATAAAAAAAGTTATATTAAAACATTAATTTCTAAAAGTGACTCATTCACATCTTGGTTTGATCCTATTAATTTTTCATTTAGTTGGGATACAATCGAAGTTGAGAAATCAATAAACAATAATGAATTTATATTCATCCTAACACACCATTACGATCAACAAAAATTGCAGGGATGTACACCAACTAAAAATTTCTTGAACTTTTTTCATAATGCAAAAGTAGTGAGATTTGAAAACTGGATTTCATTTTATGTTATTAGAAAATATTTTCCAAAAACATCATTTGATGAATATCTCAAATTAACTCCCGAAAAAAGAAAAGAATTGTTTTCATCTATTGATACGAAGAGTGATCTGAATCTAATAAATCATTTGAATGCACATAAAAATATTGCTGATTATACATGGGATACATCAAACTTTTTTAATAGAAAACGTTTTTTAAATGGTATAAAAAAACTATATGATGATATTGGATTATCTGGTTTTGATGATGAGTTAATTGGTTGGTATTATGATCAATGGATTGTTTTTATGAGAAATTGGGCAGAATCATGAGAGGAGTACATATAGAATTTTTAGGAAATACTAATGCACTGTACATAAATCAATATAATCACTTTATTGATAATACTAAAAACTATCAAAATTCATATCAATGTGATGATGTAATGGGATATAAATTTACGCATGAATTTGATTGTATAGATGCTATTATGATGAATGTTGATAGAAGCAAAGCAAAAAAATTATTGGGGTGTGTTTATCCTCCCAATGTAGGAGGTAATTTTTTGTGTACTTCATTATCTCTTAGTAGTGATGTTTTACCATCTTTTAGTTTAAAACAAAAGATTGATTTTATATGTAAACATTACTCTGATTGTTTGAAGAGTGAAAAGTGGTTTGATTTAAATATTTGTCCAGTTTCAGAAAAAAGAATTAATAATAATGAATGGTGTTTTGTTATTGCACATGGATGGCAAAAAAGTAGACATAGAAATGCTGAACCATATTATAGTTTTTATCCTAATGCGAGGTTTTTAAAAATTAAAAATACTAATAAATTTAGAATGTTTAGACTTCATGGAAAATCATTAGGACTAACTTTTAGTCAAGTATCTAAAATGGATATTGATCAGATAAATTCAAAATTAAATTTTAGAAATTATTCATATAAAATTCTTAATGTGTTTCAAGATCACATTGATGGTGAAGAAGAGTTAAATCAAGATGTATATGATTATACTTGGAATGCAGATAATTATTTGAATTTGGATTTATTCTTGATGTCTATTAAAAAATTGTATAATGATCTTGAATTGTCTGGATACAATGAAGATTTGCTTTCCTGGCACTATACTAAATGGGTGGCACTAAATGACGTTTTATATTTTAATAAATAAAACATAGGATAATACAAAAACAAATGGATAGCATGAACCTTAACGAGGCATACGCTTCAGTATATCTGGAAGAGGACTTTGATACTCTTCTTGACGATATCTCCGACGAAGAACTCTCTGAAATTGTAGAGGAGGTTGTTACTTCTACGATCGAAGAGGGATATGAATTAGAGGAGATTGAAGAGTGTTTTGGTGATACTCTATTTGATCAGGTGATTTCCGAAGCAAGAGTTGATATGGCAGCTCGTGCAGCAAAACGTAAGGCGGATATGGCAGCGTCTGAGAAGTCTGCAAAGGCAGCAAGAAAGGCGGGTGCAGGCGTTGTTGCTAAAGAAAAGAGAGCAGAGACAAGAGCAAGAGTTAAGGCAGCAGTAAAATCTGGCATTGATAAAGCAAAGGCAACTTCTGGTCAAGCGGTAAAGAAAGCAAAAGAATCAGGTAGAGAAGCAAAGTTCCAAGCAGTTGACAAGAAAGTTGCTGCATACGCAAACAAGCGTAAACTTGATAATGCTCCTGGTCTTAAAGCAAGATCCAAGGATCCTGAGAAGCGTAGAGGTCTAAGAGCAAAGGTTGCTAAAGACATCGCATCCAGAGTCAAGGATAAAGTGAAGAGTATGAAGGATAAGGTATCCAAAGCAGTATCCGATACTAAGGGTAAGGCAGTTAAGGCAGCATCTGATGTTGCAGTAAAGGCATACAACAAAGGCAGAGAAGTCAAGCAAGCAGCTTCCGACGCTAAGAACAAAGCAGGAGCAACCATTAACAGACAAGCAGTTAAGGCAGCAAGAGCAACTGCTAAAGCTGAGGGAGGTGTTAAGAGTGCGCTTGGTAAGGTTGCACGTAAGGTTGCCGATAAGGCAGGTAAGGCAGCATCCAAACTGGGTGAAGAGACCGACTCCTTTGATATTGTCCTAAACTATCTCATCACTGAAGGACATGCTGAGACCGAAGAGGCAGCAATCAAGATTATGGCAACTATGAGCGATGAGTGGAGAACTGAAATCCTAGAAAAGTGATTTTAATTACTATATAACTATAAGAGACTCGAAAGAGTCTCTTTTTTTATGTTTGAGGTCGATATGTTAGAAATTAGGAAGGATGGAGATAAAATTTTAACACAAAAAGCGAAACGTGTTACTCGCGTAGATGATGCAGTAAGAAATATATGCTGCTCAATGATTCAAACTATGCATTCTGCGAATGGTGTTGGATTATCTGGGAATCAGGTTGGTATATTAAAAAGAATAATTGTTTTTCTTGATGGTCATGAAGAACGAGTGATGATCAACCCTGAGATTACAAACGCATCAATAGAAATGTGTACATTTATGGAAGGTTGTTTAAGTTTTCCTGAGATGTACTTAGATATAAGAAGACCAAAAATAATTACATTAAAGTATAGAAATATGAAAGGGAAACCACATATTGAGCAATTTACAGACTTTACTGCCAGAGTGATTCAGCATGAGATTGATCACTTAGATGGGATAGTATTCACAGAACGTTCCCAGACTGCATAGATTCTATTGCAGTTATCCCACTTTAGATCAGTCACTTCAAAACCAAACATCTCTGCAAATTTCCTGTGTTTATCAAAAGTCCATGGAAAAAAATCAATTTGATTGCAGTCCTCATGTAGATGATCATTTTGTCCTGGATTCGATCTCCAATAAATCCTTGCATTTGGTTTCAAAAGGTTTACAACTCGGTCTATCTGTGATATGATTATATCAAAAGATCCAAAGTTGATACTACCTAAACAAAAGGCAACATCAAACTTTTCATCTGTAGTGAATTCCTCTATCGTAATATTGTAGTCTGCTTCATCATACGCTGGGTCGATGCCAACTAAATTCTTTATTTTTCCCTTGAATGGATTTGGTCCACATCCAACATCAACTACGAATTCTTCATCAAATACCTTATCGATAAGAGACCAACCACAGAACTCATATTTGTCAAGATCGCTGTTCCAGTTATTTTTGAAGTATTTGTTTAAAAACTCTTGATTCATTATAGATACCTATGTACATTAATTTATAATGATGAATACAACCTTTTGTATGGCACCATGGGTAAATATTGGAGTTGTTCCCAATGGAGAATATACATTGTGTTGCGTTTCCACAAATTATGACGATGGGGGGATTGAAGGGGATCCTTTTCTGGATCAAAGAGAATTTTGTGAGGGTGATAAAGAAAATAAATTATATATTGGATCTCTCCATGATAATACTTTGGAGGAAATATGGAATAATGATAAGATGAGAGACATCCGAATTAAGATGTTGAAAGGTGAACCTGTGGGTAATTGCGAGGTATGTTATTATTCTGAGTCAATTACTGGATTATCTGAGAGAACTCGATATGAACGTATATATTATAATTCACATAAAGATAAAGTATTACAAACTAAACCTGATGGATCTGTACCGTTTGAACCAGTGTCGTGGGATCTTCGTTTAACAAATACCTGTAATTTTAAATGTAGGGACTGTTGTACTGATTTGAGTTCTAGTTGGGAAGAGGAATCCCGAAGATTAAATGTAGATGTAAGTGCTCCAAAAACTGACGAACAAAAAGTTCTCAATGAACTTGAACCAATATATGATTATGTAGAAGAAGTTTATTTTGCTGGTGGAGAACCTTTAATTTCAGATCATCATTATCATATAATTGATAAATTATTGGAAAAAGATTTACGCCCAACCATAAGATACAATACAAATTTAAGTACTCTCACTTACAAAGGTAGAGATATTATTGATATTTGGAAAAACTTCCCAAATATTGAACTTTTTGTTAGTTTTGATGGTATTGGAAAACGTGGAGAATTAATTCGAAAGGGATTTGATTCTAAAAGATTCATAAAAAATATACTAAGAATACAAAAAGAATTACCACATCTTCAAATAAATTATAATTTTGTTGTTTATATTTTGAATGCATATCATTTTGTGGATGCACATGAATTTATGGTAGATCATGGAATACTTCGCAGTTTTGATTCTATATCATTCACGTTATTGAAAGATCCACAATATTTAAGGATTACCACATTAGATTCGGAAAGTAAAAAAGAAGTTCTTGAAATAATTACAAAGAGTAGATTTCGTTCAAATTATGACATGATATATAAATTTTTATTGAAGGAAGATAATAGCAGTTATATTCCACAATTTAAATTCATGACTGATGGTTTGGATGCAGTTAGGAATGAAAATACATTAGAAATTATTCCAGAGTTGCATAGATTATTGAAATGAAACTTCCAGATAGATTATTTTTTACAGGTGTTCCTGGATCAAGATGGAGTGGTATTTCTCAGAATTTGGAACTACTTGATGGTGTCAATATAAGTGATCAAAACTTTGAACGGGAGTATGATCACCACGGATTCACTGGACATAAGGGTGCTTATTTTGGCACTGGTATGGAATTCAAACCAGTCTTAAATGAAGATTATATTGATGGTGCTTGGGAATATCCTGATGCTGGATGTAAGATTGTAAAAAGTCATGAGTGGGCATACCATTTAAAATCAATCTCTGAGATCTTCCCTGATGACTGGATTATGATGGTATATCGACCAGAGATGAGCAGTTATGCCTGGTGGCACGAGGCGGGTGGGTTTGGAATTCAATACCCAGACTACAGTTATTATCAAAACAGTTCTATAATGATGGCAGAGATCATCCAACAGAATGCTAAAATTTTGGAATTCGGTCGAAAGATGGATTGCGCTTGGAATTATTTCACATCTGATTGGGTATTTGATAATTTTGGTCAGCGAATTATAGTGAAAGATACCAAATCAGATATACTCGTTACGGTAATAAAATCACTAAATACCTATGAATTTACCCAATTATAGGTGATAAAAACAATGTTAACTGGAAAAGAATTCGTATCAAAAATTAGAGAGGGCAATGCGGAACTCTTTGCCCAGTCCCGTGATAATGTTCGCCGTTTCTTTGCTTCTAACCCAAGTCAAGAGCACATGGTAGAGCACTTCCGTGGACGCATGGTAAACGAGGCAGCAAACATGAGAGCAATCTCTGCTGAGATCGCTGCTGCTCCTGCATCTATGGATGTAACTGAGTTGGAACTACTCACTAAGCAAGCACAAGATGAAGCAAAGCACTTCCGCATGGTTAAGGAAGTCATCGAGCATATCTCTGGAGAAGAAGTAGACGTAGAGGCAGCATTTGCTGCTGAAGCTGCTGCTCCTCAGGCAAAGGGTGCATCCCTCCTCGACAAGTATGAGGCGTCTTCTGATCCTGCTGCTCTCGCTGCATACCAACTCGTCGCAGAAGGTCGTGCAGAAGCAGTCTGGGCAGAGATGGCAGAGTGTGTAGAGGATCAGTTCATCGCTACCCGATATGCAGCAATTGCTAAGGACGAAGGATTCCACTCCAATATCGGTGGTTGGAAACTTGAGCAACTAGTAGAAGGTACTTCTGATCTCCAGGATCGCATTCTAGCAATGGTTGAGCAAATGCGTACAGATCTACTTGAAATCAGTAACCAGAATACTGCTGTTCCTGCTATGTAATAAATAATACGTCATTATGTACTCTCGTGAATTGAACAGAAAAAAGAAGGATAATACAACAATCGTTAAGTGGGTCAGTGCTTGTGTAATACTAATCGCGATGGTATTTCACGTTTTAGGACTGACCCCTTGGAATAGCATCTTACAATTAGTAGGCGCGTCCGGTTGGACGTATGTCGGTATAAAGTGGAAGGAGCGTTCAATCATTTTGAACTTCCTTCCACAATTTTTTATTATCATTCCTGGATTGATTTACCTATTTGTAAAATAATGAGAAATATGTTAATTTTAACTGGTCCTCAGGGGTCAGGTAATCATCTTTGGTCGAAGATTCTCTCCCTTCACCCAAAGGTATATGGTTGGAAGTCTTTACTTGATAATTATTGGGAAGCACATAGATTCTCAGAACCGTTTTGTGAATGTTGGAAAAATCCATCAAAATTAAGTGAGTTTAATTGGAAACAGTCCCAGTTTTATTTTACTAGTATCAGTGTGCCACTTGGAATCAAAGAAAAGAAGTGGGCACCAAATATTTTAGAATTTAAACAAGCAGCGGAAGATTGTGGAGTCAATGTTCAGATCGCTGTTATAGGAAGAGATCAAAATATTCTTTATAATCAACAATCCAGACTAAGAGGTGAGCATACACTTCTAGAGTTTATGGAACAATTGAATAGTATTCCAGACGCGACTTACTTAAGTTATGAGTTGCTATACTTATACAAAGAGAAATATTTACAGTCTCTACATTTAAATATTCCAATTTGCTACTACAGTGATCAGGTTAGTAAAATCTTAGAGAAAGATGCTAACGAAAAATATGTTCACTACGTTGATGAAAATCTGTTAGACAATTGTAATAAGACTGGTGTTGGGATTACTGAAGCACCGAAGTAATCTCCATGACTAGACTTTGATTCACATCTTTTCTACTTTCAACTTCAAGTAGATGGGCACCACTGTCGCGTGCTCCTTGACGCCCAAGTTCACTGTCTTCTATAATAACAGTATTTTTTGGTAATGCATTGAGTAATGTCATACACTTCCAATACATTTCTGGAAATGGTTTTGTACGCATGACATCTTGATTTGAAACAAACAAATCAACATATTTCATTATACCAAGTCTTTCAATAATAATTTTTACTGTATTTCTTATGCTATTTGATGCAACAGCAATTTGATATCCCTTTTCTTTCAATTGTGACATAATATGTATTAAATCTCTATCGGTTTTTACATAATCACTTAATACCCTGTAAGTTTCATTTTGCTTCTTATTCCATATTTCTTTATGTAAATATTCTGGAACTCCAATAACTTTCAATTTACCTTTTGTTGACAATCCCTTGCATTCTGTATCGTGAAACTCTCTGGATACTCTATATTCACCTAGAGCAGAATTTAATGCTTCGAAGTGATAGTCTTCACTATCAATTAAAACACCATCCATGTCAAAGATTACAAGTTTCATGTTAATGTCTCCCTCCCATTAATTCTAACTTTAAATGGAACCTCTTTGACATCTAATTTGGATAGATGCTCTTCAACTAAAGACTCTGGATGAAATTTTACATGTTGTAGATGAACCAAATTATGATATATTTCACAGTAATGATCCATCTGTTTAGAATCACCAATCGCAAATTGATCACTCAATCCACCACAAGAATTAGTATTCTTTTCTAATGTAAGTGGATGATTTAACTGATCTAAGTGTATTTCTGTGGTTATATCGCTGTCAAATCTCATTCTCACAACCTTATCAAAGGTCATATTATTTAACATTTCATACTTGACCTTCAATTGATTGCAAGTATATAGAGAATATGCCATGCTAATAAATCCAATATCCTTTCTTACATATGATGGAAATGATAATGAATTAAAATAATCTTCAAATTCTGGTTTTCGACTCTCAAAAGATTCTATTGTTATTCCTTCATAGTCATATCCATTTAGGACACTCATGTAATCTTTAGTACTTTCTATGAAATTTTCTTTTGCTTCTTCTGCACTATAACATGCAAATTTTTGTCTAGCAATATTACTCAAATATGATTTTGCATCTTCTATTTTCCAAGTATGGATAAAAATTTTCAGATTGTTTGGGTGAAATCGCTTTAATGATTCTAATGATTTTTCAGGATATTTTATTCCTCCTGATATACAAATTGCAACTTTCATAAGTGTCCAGTGATTTGTAGTGTGTATCTGGGAACAACTCCCATATTTCCAGCAGCATGTGGTGCATCATGATCCCACATTTGAACATCTCCTGCTCTCCAATTTAAAAGAGGAGATCCATTTAACTCAAAATAATGCCCCGACTGCCAATCTTCAAGAAATATGAGTGCTCTCTTGATGCGATGCTCTTTACCGACTAAATCAACGATCTTTGCATAACTCTTGTACTTATCTATATGAGTTGGTAACATTGTTCCTGGAATCATTCTATAGAATGTGCACCCAATGTCATTCCACCCATAATTATTTTTAAATGTGCTTGTTATAATAGATGTCCACTCTGGATGCTTTTCTCCAAAAGGACACATGTCTCCAGTTATTTTTTCAATGCCTAATGATTTCCATAGTTGAACATCTTCCAAATTTGAAAACTCTCTGTTATAGTAGTTTAGATGTTTATACTCATCATTCCAAAATGGATAAAACTTAACGATTGCGGGTGTTACCATAGTGGATTACTGTCAAATTATTGGACTTAAATTTTCTCCAGGGGTCTACAACGATACTTCCTGGGGGAATGTCAAAGTATAGCGAGTCTTCTGTACCATATGTAGTTGATGCACTGTGTGCTAGTAATACTACGCAAGGTTCTGTACCATTATATGGAATCCAACTATCAACATATGTAACTCCCTTCCCAAGTTCTGAGCAGTAGTTTCCAACTAATAGACTATAACTTCCATCTACATATGGGACACCTGGTTTATATGCTTTTCCATGAATCACAATGTCCATGTCAAATTTGATAAGGAACTCTGCAAGGTTCTTTGCTTGTGCTTCTCTTGATTGCATGATACCTTCAAAGAAATCATATCCAAGATCTAATTTTTTAGATAAGTATCTCAGTGCAATATTGTCTCTGGGATGACATGCACCACCATCACCCATACCTGCGGTCATATAATTTTTACTTAATATTCTGGTAACTCCTAAACATAGAGCATTAGTGACAACATCAACATTGATATTACCTTGCTTCTGTGCAACATCTTGAATCATGTTGACAAAACTTATTTTGCTACTGACAAATGTGTTATAGAAAACTTTTATTGACTCACACTCATCCCATGTTCCCACGACATATGGTGGATCATTGTCCATTATAGTCTTGTAAAATTCAATTAGTTCTTTTGCATCACCAGTTTCTTCACCGTCCTCAGTTCCAATCATAATCATCTCGGGATTCACCATGTCCCAAGACACAGTTCCCATAGCAATTAGATAAGGATTGTATATAAACCTAGCATTGGTGATTAGTGGTCTCAGTTGCTCCCTAGTAGTTCCAGGTAATACTGTAGAGATTAGAACAACGAGTTGCCCATTAGCATATTTGTTTACTTGCTCCAGACAATTCTTTACGATTGAATAATCGAAATCTTTTGGTTCTAGGTGCATACATGGCGAACTACCATCATACTCTGGATGGTGTGGAGTCGGCACAGCGATGAATACTATTTCACTTTTTCCAACAACTGTTGCAATATCTGGGCATATTTTTATATCTTTACTGTGATTTTTTAATATATCATATCCAAACACATTGTGACCCTTCTTTGCTATTTCCAAAGAACAAGGCATACCCAATTTACCCAAACCAATAAATCCAATATTCATAAAAACCTTGTGAAATCTATATTATTATTTTTATTAACTGGAAACTTAATTCTTTGGGGGGTAATATTATGTCTATCTAATTGTTGTTTTAAAATTTCTTCTCCACAATAGACACAATCAGTCAAGTCATGTATGTCTTGATATACGTTGGAATATATATCCATGGTTTTGGAAGATCCAATAGCAAATTGATCATTAATACCATTATAATCAAAACGAGTATCAGGTATACATAGATCAAAATTCATAGTCTTCGTAAGATCTAATTTATCATTAATAAAATCACTATCCAAGCGCATTCTAATTACTCTATCAAAAGTTATACCTTTCTGCTTTTCATACTGATATTTCAATTTGTTTGCTTGATATATGGAGTAGTACATTGACAGTACTCCTATGTCATCTCTCAAATAGGAGTTAAATTTTAGATTGTTGTATAAAGATTTTATATCCTTATATACAACATCAAAATCATCTACTTGTATTTTTTCATATGGATATTGAAATAAATTAAAATCGGTATCAATCATTTCCTTGATACCTTCTTTCTCTTCTAATCTGTGGATAGTTTTTAGAAATTTACCACTTTTCACATTTTTCCAAGTGTGAATAAAAATCTTTGTGTCGTTGGGTATAATTTTGCTGATACTTTTTAAACCCAGTTCTGGGTATCTAATTGATCCAGATACACAAATTGCTATGTTCATCATTTTGCGTGTAACCAACCAGTGCAAATATACTTTCTTTGATTTTTTGGTGGATAACCTCTATGCAAGAATGTCCATCCTGATGGAAATAATACAATCCTTCCTTCTTTAGATCTTACTCTTGTTCCATCTATAAATTCAGTATATCCATCCTCTTCAATCGTGTTGAGATACCATATAAAGGTCATAGATCTCTGTTCTTGATTTTGAACAACATTATCATCATGGTGCCACCTATATCCTGAATCTGGTTCATACCTTTGAATTTGATACCCAGTATCATAATATTCATGCCAACCCACTTCAAATGTGGGAGCAATATCAGCGATATATTGTTCATACTCATGTAAACATTCAGTCAAAGAGTTTGAAAATACTTCATCTTCTTTTGGCCAATCTCCACTCATCGTAATCATTACATCCATGGTGTCTTTGATGTCTTTCCTTAGACCAGCACCTACATTCCCTGGTTTCATAGTTTTATCATGTTCAAACCTTTCGATGCAGTGTTTACAGAATTCTGAAGTTAAGACATTATCCTTTACCCATATAAAATCACTGATACTTGCATATCTTTTTAATCTTTCTTGGTCATTTTTTAACATAATCAATAATACACTGCAATTCTGGAAAGGTTTTTAGGGTGTTTTCTCCTCTATCTATGTCTTTTTTTAGAGTATCTCTAAGAAACCACTCATGTTTTTCATTCTCTATGGGGTGATCTAATTCTATTATGATATGTTTAAATTTATCATAGAGATCTACTCCTCTTGTGTCTTTGAAGTAATCTATGTATGAATATAATTCTTTCTTTATTTCAGATCGTTCTTTTTCTGGGATCAATCGTAGATGATATCTGTCAAATTCAAAACTCAGCATAAAGTTTTGGTATGCATACCTATTAGATATCCATCCAATTTGTGTCAGTCTTTCAATGATTTTGTGTAGTCTGAATATATTATAGCACGAAACTACAATATTTGTATCAACTTTAAAATTTTCTTTAGACAGTGTAATTAGATTCTTTTCTATAAGTTTCCACTTTGTTCCTTTTCTTAGGAACTCAGCACGATCATCTATCTCATCGATACTTGCATGGACAACAAGTTTTTCTGGATTGAATTGTCTCCAGTAGTCTAATACTGACTTCCCTTTATATTTTAATACAGACATGTTGGTATTATACCATATATCAATATCTGTATTGCCTATTTCAATAATGCGGTCTAAAGTGTAATAATGTTCATCTGCAAGTAGAGTTTCACCACCAGCAAATTCCATAAACTCTAAATTAGATGCGTGCTTATCAAGAAACTCATCTAAATTTAATGCCGAAGAACAATTCTTTTCCACATTGTTGTTTATTACACTACTCCAGTCTGGAATACAATATCTACAACTGAAGTTACATTTATTGCTCAACCTCCAATCCCAACCAACAATTTTTACCTCTTTTACTGATCCATCGTTATTTGTATTTTCTTTTACCTCAGAAAAATGTTTATTTAACATTCTATTGTATACGTCTCTTCTACTTTCCCCACCAAGATTCTCAACTTGCTGGCACAATCGACACCCCTCAGGAAGTTCTTCTTTGAACATATCAACCCTAAGTTTTTTCATCCTAGCACTGTTCCAAATTTCATCAACACTTTTTTGATGAACATTTCCCATAACGTCTTGATTGAAGCAGCATGGAGTAACATCTCCGTTGGGCAATGCCGCAAACCAAGTCCAAGGTGCAATGCAATGGGGGTTTTTCATATTAGTTGAGATCTCTTAATATATCTATCATTCGGTTTACCATAAGAGAAAAAGTCTTTTAGTGTATACTCATCTCTCAGTTCTGTCCACCACTTCCAATATGCTTTTCTTGTAAAATAAAGATCCTGCCTATCGTCTCTAACGTAATTTTCTTCATAACTCCCCATGTCCTCACTGACGGTTATTAGAGGAATTGAATATGTTCTGCCATTTTGGCAGACAAAGTAATCTACGGTGGATCCTGGGAGTCTCATGGCATCTCTCCACCACCAATTACCATTATGATGATAAAAATTAAACTTTTCACCAACAGTATGCAACCTCAGCAATTTTTCTGCATATGGTCTATTAATCATACAAGGACCGTAGTCATGTCCAGGTAAAATGGGATGAAGGAAGCATGGTATAGTATGCATATTTTCAAAACCCAACTGAATACAATCCCAATCATACGGAATATTATTCATTAAGTATTCCCAATCAAAGTGCCAATAATCTATTGGATATAAATCATAGTCATCTTCCATCAAAATGCAGTATGGATCATCAGATGTGGTCAACCAATGCCTAATCATATCTAATGTTGACATTGCTGTAGCACACTCTACGCGATGACGCCTCTCCTGCTTATATAATCTATCCTGATCTTTATTATATCCTAAAACTAAATGTTTCCAACTATCAATTTCAGATGCTTTATATGTTGATGCAGAATATCTTTCATAATTTGATATTTTATACTTATCAAACTGAGACTCCATCCAATCCACTTTATCTTTTCTGGAATCTAAATTTAAATAATATATTCTTGGTAAACCTTTTAATTTATTTTCTACCACGAAGTTTGACCCTCACCAATTTTAAATAGCATGTCATTCACTTTTGAAGTATTGATTGCAAATATATCAGATAATTCATATTTACTTGCTTCATTCTTCCACCATTTTCTCACACAAGAATCTGCTACTATTGCGTGCTTATTGATGTGAGAATTATGTGCATCACTGAGATATTTTAATGCTCTGTTCGTAGTAAATAATGGTATTGAATATGTCACACCAATTTCATAAGGCACATAGTCTGGACTTTGATAGTAAAACTTTGGAAATGTGGGAGACATTCCATAGTTATCATGAAATTTTAATTTTCCATCAATCCAGTGAATATCGATTAATTTTTTTGCATATTTGCGGTTGATCATGTAACATGTTGCACCTTGATTGTTATTCGTCCTACGGTGCAAATTCATCTGCATATATTTCAATCCCAAGATATGAAACTGAACACAATCCCAGTTCCGAGGAATATATGATATCAAAGTGTTCCAGTCAAACGTCCAATGTTCTACAAGATCAAAAGACAAATCATCTTCAAGTATCAGACAAGTTTCAGACACTTCTTGCTGATACCAATCAATAATACTATGAAGTTGATTTACTAAAATGGATGTATATCTTGGAGAGTGTGTGGGAGGAGTACTAATATAATCATCCCAATCGGATAATAGTTTTACTGCAGAATATGTTGATGCAGATAACCTTTTATAATCTGTAATACCATACTTACTGAACTCCTCCTTCAGTAAGTTATTTCTTTTTGGTCTTTCATCTAAATTGATATAACGAATATGTGGGATTCCCCTCAACTTATTATGAATCATACTAACCAAGTAATAATTGAAAGGCGTTCACCTTTTGTTACTGGTCTAATTTCATGTGGATACATGAAGTTTGATGGGAATACTATTGCCGCACCTTTGGGTGGTTTATGCATCATAGTACCATCCCAGAAGCAAAACTCCCCACCTTCATAATCATCATTTAAAATCAATGAGCATGATAGACTTCTTTGTTGAGTGATGAAACTATCTACATGTTGAGTATAGAATTGTCCTTCTTTATATCTGAGTAGTTGATATCCAGTATCAATATTGATTACAAAGTGCTTAAAATCCTCATGATAGTTTTTGCTTACACTTGAAACCGATTCAAATAAACGATCATCTAATTCTTTCCTTAACTGACTATTTCCAATGATCTCTTCACCACTTATAGAAATTTGATCGACATTTCTAATGCTAGGATCTATTCCACTACCAATCTGTGCTGGTTCCCACATATCACAGTTTGAATATTCTTTGGCGATTGCATCACAGAGATCTTCTGGTACAACATCATAATATACTTTTACATAATCTTCTAGTGTATTTGTTCCCGCCTCTTTAAATTCTTTTACTACTTTCTTTTCTTGTAGCATTTCTAGACCATCCTCAGATATAACAATTTCCATGTTATCTGAAACTTGCGGTGTTTCTTCTATTATTCTTTCTTCTTCCTGAACTTCTTTGAGATTTAGATAATTTGTTATACCAGTCGTTGGTTTATTTTTATTTTCCGAATCAAATACGGAAAGTACTTTATCTCCTCTACTTCTAACATAATGTAAAAAGCATTGAGTATACCAGTTACCCGTATATTCTTCTCTCCAATGTCTTGCAGTGCATCCAAGATAAATCATGGCATCTCCAGGTTTTAGAGATACTCTCACTTCTTTACCATCTGGTGTTTCAATCCAAATAGGCCAATCTTCATCACCATCAAGATTAACTGTTAGTGAAATTTCACACTCATTACGATCAGTATGTCCTTCAAGGGTGGCACCATTCTTATATACTCTGGCATAAGTATATGTTGGCAAAACAGTTTCTCCGATGGCAATACTCACCTCGGGACACTTCTGACACAATATCTCCAAAAATGGGAGATAGTTATATACAGATTCTGACTGGGGGACTTGATTATCTCCTTCTAAACCCTCTCTATATGCAAACTCCCTAAATTCATCAGAGAGTTCTTTAGCAGCACATGAATCAAGAAACCTTGGAATAATAGTGTAATTCTTAGACCAGAGTTCTTCTTTATATTGAGACATAGTAAAAAAATAATGTAGATATTTTAAATTATTCTGCGTTTTCTAAAGCAGAGATAATTGAGTCAAGATCAGTTTCTGTTAGATATGATTCTGCTGATGCTGCTGCTGCTTCCGCCTCTGCCTCTGCTGCTGCTTCTTCTGCAGCAATCGCGTCTAATCTATTATTGAGGGCAGTGGTTGCTCCAACACCAAGGTTGTTCTCGGTAAGGTTTGTGATTTCAATGTTTGAACCCATGTTGGTTCCCCATGGACCAGAACAGAGTTCGATTTCACCTCTGTCTACAATCCACTGAATGGCGTGTACTGAAGTAGTATACCCCACATTTTCACAATGATAGGTTGGCACCCAAGACATGTCGCACCCACTAGCAGATTTATCATCCACACGGATGAGTCCATCATCTACAACTACTGTCAATCTTTGAATACTCATTGTTCTTCGTCCTCTCCTTCGGTCAGGTAATTGGTTAACGGAGTAACGGTAGTAGGAATCACTCCGTTATTTTTTAATGCCTCTTCAATATATATGCGTTTGTTTTGGTCATTCGCTTTTACAACTTCATTTCTGAATGATTCAACTGCTGATGCTGTTGATCTACCTTGTGTCGATGCTTCAATTACTAAAGAAGGAATCCACCCTACAGCACAACCCCACTCATTCATATCTTGACCAGTGTTTGGGTTATAACCCATAATTTGCATATACCAAGCACATTTGTGCTCTACACAATTTTTCCTAATTAAAGGACACCACTTTTTTTCGCTCATGTCATTTAACTTGATTTAGAATCATTATAACAGTATTTATGAATGATTGCAAATGATCACATTTACATATTGTACAGCAAAACTTTGGTTAGCACTCACAGATCCACCACTGGAACTGGAGTTGGTACCATGGTTATGTCCACTAGTACTACCCGCATTACCACTGCTAGGTCCACCAGGAGATGTAACTCCAAGGTTACCCGCAAAGGGTGATGGGGATGCTCCAGTAGCAGAGTTGCCACCACCATTATATGAGTGAGAGTGTGAAGCAGTGGTGTTGGTACTTAATGAAGTATTCCCAAGGTTGAATGATGTTGATACTGGAGCATTGCCACTGACGTTTCTACTAGCAAAAGCACTGGTAAAACCATTGGATCCACCACTATTCGCACCAGTTCCAGATACAACTCTAAATGCTTTGTTGTTGTGACTGGTAATTTGACTCCATCCAGTAGGAGCAGATGAGCGGAACATCAGAGATCTAGAACTCTGCGCGAAACCACCATGATAAATGCTGTTTAGTGTGGTGCTATCATTAAATGTTACACCAGAGGAAGTTAATACAACTGCCATAATTCTCCTTTAGTTTATAGATCAAGTACCACTGTATGAACACAAAATAATGTCCACATATTGAACGGCAAAGTTTAGACTGGTATTAAAACTACCGTTCGCACTTGCACCAGTTGGGTGACTATGCCCTCCACTATTTCCATAACCACCAGTATTACTATTTCCTTGGCGAATAGTTATATTGCCGAAAAAAGGAGATGGTGATGCCATAGTTGTTCCGCCACCATTATTAATAGGGTGAGTGTGGGATGCCATAGTATTGGTACTCATGCTATGGTTGCCAGTACTTTGGGAGTTGATAGAACAATTAAAGTTGGCACCAAGGTTTCTGCTTGCAAAGCATCCAGTGAAACTTTGGTTTCCACCAGTGCCACCACCAGTTCCAGATACAACTCTAAAGCATTTATTATTTTGGGATGTTACTTGTGACCACTCACTGGGAGCACTGGATAGGAAGAACAATGATACAGTTCCAGTGGGAAAATGATAGTTTCCGGTAGAAATATTATTACCAGAAAACTGTAGTTGTGTATTAGTAATAGTTGCCATTATTTTTTTTCCTCAACTAAATGTGCAATAGATGACATTAATATATTGCACTCGCATATCGAGTCCAGAAGACCATCCTGCACTTGCAGAAACGCTCGCTGGGTGACTATGTCCTCCACTGTTTCCTGCACCACCGCTGTTGCTGTTACCAGAATTGATTGCACTTATGTTGTTTGCAAATGGACTTGGAGATGCGGCAGTTGTATCTCCAGCCTCTGTTGGATGAGAGTGTGAAGGCAATTGTGCGGTAGTGAGTGTGTGATTATTAACACCAGCACTAAATGGAACGTTAAAGTTTGCACTGTACGTTCTATTAGTGAATGTTCCAGTGAAACTGTTAGATCCACCGGTTCCAGCACCAGTTCCACTGACAACTCTCATTGCCTTATTATCGTTGGATGTAACTTGAGACCATCCAGAAGGAGCAGAACTCTGATAAAAATATAATGGTGTATCTGATTGGGGTATCACGTCATATTTACTACTAATAGTAGTACTATCACTGAACGTTACCCCACTGGATGTTAAAACCGCCATGAATATACGTACATTTTATAATCTGTTAAAGTTATTTATAACTGAGGAAATTTTCTTATAAGTGTTTTTGGGTATGAAATATTGTTCCCAAATAATCCTGTTTTGTTTTTGTATAGCAATCAGTTCATCTCCTGTATGCGAATCGTGAAATTCTTTCACAACTTCTGCAATATCATCAAAGTTTTTGGGTTTGATTCTAATACAGTTTGTATCATATGGGATTTCATTTTCAAATGGTAATATACAATCTGTATCAATCAGAATAGGTATTCTGCCCATCATCAAAGATTCACCAAAACGGAATGAATAATTCCCACCTCCACGAACACACAAAGAATATAAGTTATCACTTATATTTTTGAAAAATTGTATTCTATCTTCTTTATTTCGTGCTCCCCAACCACCCCTCAAATTAAAATTGCATTCATTAGGAGCAGTTTCAAGTAAAATATTCACTATGTCTCTCCGTATTCCATCATATTTGCCAGAACCAGAATAAACTCCTTTATCCGAAGTGTAAATGCACCCAGTAAATGAAATTGATAGTTTCGTTTTATATGTATATGGATGTCCAACATCAATATTGACTGTTGGACATCCATATACATTTGATTTGGATTCGGATATAAACCCACTAGTCCGGAATATTAAACCACATTTTTCAGAAATGTTTACCACTCCATTATTGTCTGTTCCAATGAAATATACAATTTTCTTTCCTAATTTTATTGCATGAGATATTTCACTCTTCCATTTTTCAAAATGTATTCCCGGATTATCATGGATACCACAAAATGGAACAACATATACGTCTGCTTCTTCCATAGAATTACAAAATTCATCCCCAACTTCATATATTGATTTAAATGCAATACGTGTTTCTGCATTTGCTACAGACATTAGTTTATCTTTGTACTCTTTGGGCAATAGAGAAAGGTAAAATGATGCATGTGGTAATCCATACATCCCATGATCTCGCAACAAATGTATTGCATTAAATTCCTCAAGGTTGGTATAATATTTCATCTATATACAATATTGTAATAATTTTGTAACTATGCATGATTTAAGAGGTGGATCAACACCAGAGTCAAATTCTCCCAGAGATGCTTCTGAGAAAGCATATAAGGCGTGCTTTGGTATATATCCTACTGACGATTACTCTTGGAAAGTATTCAAATTGGGATATGTTGCAGCATCTAAAGGAGATGCTGTGATGAGTGTCGCACCATCCCCTGGAAGAGTATTGAGTCAGAAGTTCCCAGATACTGACATTCCTGGAATTCTACGCGATATTGCGTTAGAATTGGAGAAATAAATACATTTGTAAGGAGATTGTTACATATGCTCTCTACCAAGTATAGATTAAGATTAGAAGGTATTTGTAGAAAAATTGCAAATAATGAGGAAGTGGGACTGCCCGACATGATTTGGGCAGAGAAGTTGGCAAAGAGTCATACTACTGCTCGCGATTGGTTACAACAAGCAAGAAGACAATCTTCTCAAGAAATTGAAGAAGGTAGCACAGACGATTTTCTGAATAGGATGGGATTAGGTGATCCCGACCCATCCAATCATAAAACGGGATTTACTGATGCTGACGATATTAAGAGTTGGTTTCACCAGGATAAACCTGATGATTGGAGGCAGCGTGACTGAGAAAATTATAAGAGAAAAAAAACTCTATCATTTACAAGGAGGAAAAATGACAGCAGTAATTTACTCTAACGGAAGTCAAGAATGTGAAAGGATGGCATTACTTTTGAAGTCACTTGGTGGTGAATTTCTTGAATATAAACTAGGATACCATTTCACACAAAGGGGATTTGAGGCAGAATTTGGTGAAAATGCCGAATATCCACAAATTAATATTGGGTTTAGGCATATTGGCAATATGAAAGAAACTTTACAACATTTGAAGGCAGAAGGCGCTTTTGTATGATGGATTATGACGATTTTGTTAGTCGTGATTTGGAATATTATATGGATATGGTTCGCCTTATTGACATTAAAGAAAAATATAGTATGAAGTTTACAGATGAAGAGAAGAAAATAAATAAATTCATGTTACAAGTTCAAGAAAATAATAAGATAAATGCCTTACGGAATAAATTTGAAAAAATTTGGGACTCGGATGAATGAATCCTATTATCTTAATTGGTTGTTTTACACCACTGGTTTTAATCTTTATTGTGATGAAACTTGCGGTATGGGTATCTGCAGTTAACACAGAAAACTCTTATGTCAGAAAAGAACCTCTACGAAAACGAGGACCCTTCGTGGCAGATGCATATGCAGACGTTGACGAAAAGGAAGAAGAATATGGAAATCGCACGGATTATCGATGATGCTCTCTATCAATACTATGTTGTGGAGCAAGGAAAACCTGTTCCTAATTGGAGATATGTGAAGGATGCTGATTGGTGGATAGAATATTTAAATAGTTTAGGACTTGACCCACGGAATAGATAGTGATATAATACCAATTACATGAACCCTTATTATGGACTATAAACCATATTCGCCTGAGTGGCATCGTAAAAGATATCTGAAAGATGCGTTGGACAAGTATTTTGATGATTACGTTGAAAATGAAGTCATTCATGGTGACCTGATGGACATTCTATCCGATAGAATGTCTGTTGCTGTAAATGAGGTGAATAAGGTATTGGATCTTAAGGGTAAATTTAAAGATTCTTGACTTTAGATTCTCTCTAAGTCTAATGTAACACAATGAAAGCACCCACTAAGTGTTCTTGCTTGTCTCATTGGTAGCATCGCACACTCAATACCATAAGATTCCAACACCTTGCGAGTAGGATGTTGATGTTCTTCTAATGCTACCAAGTCAGGAGACACACTGAAGAGGTTCATATTACACCAAGGGGAGCAATTATTGTACCCTGGGTAATGCCCAATGTCTACTGCATCTGGGCACCAGATGATATCCCAGTCTGAAAATGGTCCTGGTAAATCATTTTTGCTTTTGATTCGTGATGGATTTGCTAGTAGTAATCCTTCTCTCAAGAATGCCACAGTAGTGTCAATGTGCATATAACTATAGACATCTTTCAATAGATGCACTTTCTTATTCAATAGTGGTTCCACAACCTCCTTGGCACCTCTTACATTACCACTATTTGATACAAGATATAAGATATCATCATTTGCCTTCAGAATATTTGCAGCATCAAATGCAGGAGAGTGTTCTGTTAGAGCAAGAATGTTCTTTTCGCAAATACAATCGTCATCATACAATTCATCGTCATAGGAGCACTCAACTCTCTTCAAATCATCAAAGTGATGTGCAATTGTTTTCCAGTCATCTTTTCTTGCATGTAATGGCATTGGTGCAGTAAATGCAACGTCACCATGAGATACTACAACATCCCTAGGACAGAAACTATAATAATCGGTTGGTTCGATTGAAGGTCTGAGGACTTCTACACCTTCCGCAACTAAGAACTGTACAAAAATCTCAAGATCTTCATTTGCCTCTTCAATTACCTGCAGAGGATATAATCCAGATGGAACATTGGATATATCACCTTTGTCTGCAAAGTTGATATGACGATAACTCCTATCCATTAATGGCATACAAGCATAGTCTGCTCTACCAACAATTACCTTTTTAAGTTTATCCCATTCATTCGTACTTTTCATTTGAATACTGACATTGATGGCAAATAAGGATAATTACTTTGGTCCCATCTTTTTGGGATAGTGTCCTTACATTGTTTTAATTTACTGAGACCAAGTTGAGCAGTTTCTGGTGTCATATAGTAATGATATCCAACTGTGGATATGTCCTGAGTACTCCAAGGTGAATCATCAGATCTGCCATCATATACCATTTTACTCAAAGCATTATATGCTCTTTTGTCATCTAAGAGTATGATTCCACCTCTACCCAAATTTAAATGTTTTTTGAATTGAAAACTTACGCACATGTAAGTTTTTGGAATATATGAATCTCTTTTCCAAAGAACTGCTGCATCAATAATATTAGTGTTTCCAATATAATAATAGTCTTTCCAATCTTCATCTTTCCATTCCCATTCCAACCCAAGTTTTATTGCAGTAAATGGAACAGATATGTAAGTTCTTGTGGGAACAGTAATCCTAGTATATCCTTCGCATCTTAAACACAATTCTAATGCATGAGTACAAGAATCTGTTGCTATTGCATATGGACTACCAAAGAAGTCTGATATTTCACGTTCAAACTTCCTCACCACATGGAACATAATGTAACTGATATAACTATAGTATATAACAAGAGTAAGGATGCACGATTTCCTGGATAATTTAGCGAACGATCAATATCGTAAGATGCATCAAGAGAAGAAAGATGATAATATTGAATGGGACATCGAAGAACTAAAAAGAGCAATTATTGAATCGGCAGAAATATATGACGACATCTTTGGCGGATGAATTTATTGAAATGGTCTGTCACCATTGGCAGAACTTACACCAAGCAAGATTTAGTCCAAATGAATTTGCACATATCCATGTAGAGTGGTTCACTCACAGAAAATGGTTATATTCAAAGCAATGGTATCATTGTAATGGTACAGTGTACAGAGAACGAGCATATGATGTGGAAGATCGTGGTAATCTCTTAATCTTGAGTAGTGAGAACTATCCAAAGTTCTGCATTTCCAAAACTAATTATGGATTCTATGGGAAGACTGCAGATGGGGTCAAACTTCATGATGGTACCGAAATAGAATCGAAGTTATTCTTAAGTAACGTTAAGATGGAGGTTATAGATATAGGTAGACTCAACGGTAAACTGTTGTGGGGTGAAGTCCCTGGTCCCTTTATCTTCCATAAAAGTAATGGCATTTTTAGTACATAATCTACCACCATATTTTGTATATGTAAGGAAGGAATTTCTATATGACCATCAGAAGGGTCATGGTGAATTAACAGAAGGAACTTGGATTTCAGTTAGAAGTGTACAACACAAGGCATTATATTTTGAGACTCTTCTTCCAGAGTATGGTGCATTGTTCGATAAACTACCACTCAGTGCGTTCGTATGGAAGAAAGATGCCAACCCAGATGAGTTTCTCCCCCTAGACACCCTACAGTTATGGGATTGCTTTGACTATACTCTAACGGTAATTGAGAAACCACTCCTGAATCGATGTGAGTTCTTCGGAAAGGACCGCAAAATGCACGCAGGTCAGTATTGTTTCACAATCGACATGTGCCATGCAGAATCGTCTACACTGAACACAAACTACAGTGAGGATGATCCAGAGCACAAAACATTCAATGTGATTAAACTAGACAATGGTCAGTTTGCGGCACAACCAAACAATCGTGTTATCTGGAAAGACATGAGTCTTATTCCAGAAGACACCAAAATGCCCGATTTCAAGGTATGCACACAAAACTACCAGGTTGAGAACACAACCAAATGGTCTGTGGGTCATACTGATGAGTGGAATTACAGATCACACAACGAAACCAATGACGACGGAACGGGAACTGAAGAACACTTCAGCGAGTACAAATCTCAAGATCACTGATACGAAGACGCTCAGTAGGTATCCAATCCCACACCTTATAGGACTGGGGGTGGTGATCCTATCGGACTTTATGCTAATATATGCAGGATACGTTCATGGTCATATGAGCGTTGCTGCTGTTTGGAAGACTCTTCACCAATGAAACTGTCACCTCAGGAACTTAAGTATTTGAAAGTTGTGTTGGAGAGGACGACTTCCTACACCATTGCCCGTGGGGAACAGATTGACTATCCTGGTCTGAGTCATAAAAAACTTCAAAACAAGGTAGAAAATGCTATTGCGAGGATGTACACATGAACAAGGGCGACTTGGTACAATACCTTGGATGCTCTATTGAGCAGGTACGATGGGGGAACAATGACGACCCCAGATCATATTTGATTGTGGGTAGAACCTACCAAATCGAGGAGGTGATTGTTCGCTCACAACATACAAAGGTTAAACTTTGTAATACAATGGGAATGTTTAACTCCGTATGTTTCCATGTGATACAGAGTGGAGTAAATAGTTCACAGTTAAATTGGGAGTTTAACATGGATCCATCAGACATTGATCTAACAAGCACAGCAAAGTCTTTTGCATATGAGAAGATCGCAAGAGACATTGACAAGTGTAAAGATATTGTAGAATTACGGAATATCAGCAAATGCTATGCTAAACTGTATTTCAAACAACAAGAAACAATGACTATCATTGGACTAGCATGACTCCAAAATTAAATGATCCAACTTACTTCACGAACACCAGTGATGAGTCATATGATCGCCATAATTACCGTGTCCGTCTTACTAATGGTAAAGGCATTGTCCTAGATGATTATGAGCAGGTTAGGGGTCTATGGTTTCAGTATGAGAAACAATTTTTAGATACTGTTGAAGTTCTAGATAAAAAAGCAACATCAAGTGGAGGTTTCAAATGAACAAAAAATTAATGATTAAGTTGGTTGAAGAAAAACTTGACGAACTTATGAATGAAGTTGATGACCTGATGTCACTACAAGCAGAACTTAAGACACAAGAAAAGGAACTTAATGCTCTGATAGCTTTTTCAGATAAATCAGTTTCTCAGGATTACTCATTTAACCTGGAAGATACTCTGGAATCTGTCAATGAAGACGTACACTCAAAGTACTATTATGACATTGGTCGCAATCGAACTTATGATGAGATG